TCAACTTATGTTTCTCTTTTTTCTCTTATCGTTTGCGGATTGGTCAATGTCCTCGTTCCCAATTCCACTGGCGAGGTAGTCGTCTAGCTTTGTCAGCGTTTTTTTCTTGAATTCGGAGTCGAGATGTGTGTATATTGCAAGTGTGGTCGATATATCAGCGTGTCCAGCCTGCTCCTTAGCCGTCAGGACGTCAACACCTGCCTTGTAAAGCATGGTGATATATGTGTGCCGCAGCGAGTGCGCTGTGAATTCCGGAATGAGCATCGGAACCTTTTTAGGGTTGAACTTTGAAGGTGCGGTGTCCCCGTCCCACAGGACGCTATTCTTGAAGTCGCCATATCTGATGTTCAATTCTTTGAGATAGCTTTCCCACAAGCGCTTCCACGCCGTGTCTGACATCAGCTTTCCGTGTGCCGAGGGACACACAAGCGCGAAAGGATTCCCTGCGAGCGGCTCAAGATATTTTATGAGAAGCTTCGGCATGAATACCGTCCTGGTGGCGGCGTCGGTCTTACCGCCTGATTTAAGATTCGGGGCGCCGTTGATGAATTCTACCGACTTGTTTACTGAGATCGTGCCGGCTTTCAGGTCGATATCGCTCCAGAGAAGAGGGATAAGTTCCCCGCGGCGAAGTCCAGCATACAGCATGATCATGGCCGCCGTCTGGGCGCGGTGCGGGGTTTCGCGGATCCAACGCTGCATCTCATCGGTCAGAGCCTCTTTGGTGTGGCTTTCAGCTTCTTGCGGTATCTTTACTGCGAGGGCGCAATTATAATCGGTCACACGGTTGTCGATGGCAAGCTGTATCACCTGGGCGGCTGTCTGCTTGACTTCTTTCAACGTCTTTTTCGCCATGGGCTTGCCAGTGGTTGGGTTAAATGTTGAAAGATCGAGAATAATGTCCTGGATATCAGCGGCGCGCAGCTTACTTATCGGTATATATGATATCGGATCGAGGTTTTTTAACCTTGCGGTATAAGTTACATATCTGCCGTTTGAAACTTCAACTTTTTTTAACTTAAGCCACTTTTCCGCCCAGTAACCGAATGAATCTCGCTCGGCGGTCACATCAATGCCTTTGCCTAGCTTGAGCTTGATTTCGTTTATCTTCTCCTGGAGCTCCTTGTTAGTCGCAGCATAGACATATTTGTACTTTCCGCTGCCGATATATACCTTTGATTGTAAGCGCCCGTCGGCGCGGGTCTTGTTCTTTGCTCTTGCCATTGTTTTTTTCCTCTCAACTTGTTTAATGTTTATTAGAACAGCGCTTTCAGGTCGTCGAACGTCATGACTTCGACGTGCTGAAGCTGGGCGTCGATGACTTTCTGCGTTGTTTTTGACGTGTTCACGATAAGGGCGGTCGTATCTATATCTATTCTTTCGACCACTTTTCCTTTATGCTGCTTGATGTAGTCCTTTATCTTTGCCTGCGAACCTCCGGCTATTGCGAAAGTGAACCGATACAGGAAGTCGTTGCTGCCTTTTATATCATGATACCCTGGCAAGGTAAGCTGTGAGGCAAGATAGTACATGTGCTTGCATGGGAGGTTCCGGTCATGAAAGTCCCGGCAGCTACAGCCGTTCCCGCTTACGAGGTACATGCTTCCGGTTGAACCGATGACTTTCGCGTGTCCGCTTGCCGAACTGTACTCGTATATTCTGAAAGAGCTATGCGGATCGTTTCCGCGGGTTATTCGCTTGTACTGTTCCGGCTGGCCGTGTATCGAACTATCCCATTTATTCCAGCCTAGAGCGGCGAAGTCGTCAATGACTGCCTGGACAAGGCGGCTGTTCTGCTCTGGCTGGCTTGGCTTGGGAATCTCATACGAAGGTATCGGCGGGATTGTGCCGGCTTTACACGGTTCTTTCTGCGATTTTGAACCTTTTTTCGGCGTTGAATCCATTGGAATAATGCTGCTGGAATAGACCAGCAGGCAAAGAGCTGCTATCACCTTAAGCGCACCGAAGAATATCAGCACTACTTTGAAAAAGCCCCACAAGCCCTCTTGGAATGCAGCAAAAAGGAAGTTTGATGTTGCTGATAAGGCACAAAGACCAGTCGCTATGAAAAAAGCCAGACATCTTCTGGCCTTATCATTGATAAATGAAATCACAATTCCCATCGTGAATATTATTGCGAAATCCGTAAGCAGCGTGAAGAATGTGGAGGCTATCTGTTCAAGCAGCGTGTTCATGTCGTTTCACCCTGAGCGGCACGCGGGATATACCTTGTGGTCGGTCGGCTATCGATTGCGTACCATGTGAAGATGCCTGCAAAAATTAACACGACGAACGTAGCATTAATTATTTTCTGCTGTTTCATGTCAATACTCCTTTTTATGTACCCGCCATCACTGGCGGGTCTTTTTTTCGTTTATGAAGTCCTGGAACTGCTCATAGACCCGCCGTTCCAGCGGGTGGGAAAGGAACATGTTCCTTTTATAGAGCAGCTCCATACGTTTAGCGCGATACTGAGCAGCTTCTAGGCTTATCTGACACAAATCCGCTATTTCTGCGGGAGTGTGCAGACCGAGCGCCCATATCACGCATGCCGGCGCAAGGACGCGCGCGGCGAACATATCCGCCTCGCTTTCGACCTTCGGGCGATCTTTGTCGATCGTGCGCGTGTGCTGAACGGTACCTTCTTTAAGCGGGTGGCCAAGAAGAATATGCCCCAGCTCATGACAGACCGTGAACCGTATGCGTTCACGGGATTCCCGCTCATCATAGCAGATTATCCAGCCTTCCTCGGTCTTCAGCGCAGCTCCGCTTTGCTTTGAACCGAGCCAGTTCCGGGGACCGTTCTTCACGACGGCTATGCCATAGTGTTCCGCTGTCTTTACTACGGAAAGGGGCAGGCTGGCGGTATTCGTGTCGATAAGGCACTGCCAGGCTGCGTTCCGTACGTCTTTGTAAATGCCATAGTTCATGATTCTTCACCTCATGACTATTATGCCATGAGGGTGAAGAATTATTAGCTAGAGCAATGTGTTATCAGAGATCGTCGTCGTCTTTTGCTCTTTCCGCAAGAGCGGCTTTGATTTCTGATTTCGGAATCTGCTTGCCGGCCGGGGTGGTGTCGTCCTGGCTCCGGGCGTAACTCGGAACATTCTCGAGTTCGTTAAGCTTGAGGTTCGAACCGGATAATATTGATTCCGTTGGCTCAGGGTCAAGATTATCAATGAACTTGAGGACTGCTTTCCGCTCCTCATCATTCAAACTGATGAATGCTTCTATCACCTTCTTGAAGATTTCTCCACCATTATACCGTTCTGCTAATTGCTCGATGTAAGCATCTTTGGTTTGTAGCTTCATCGGAGCGATTCCGTTTGTAAGCCATTCATAATTTATATTAAATGTCGTGCAAATCAGACGGTAGAATGGTTCTTTCTGGTCGGGACGTGCCAGAACATTCCGTTCAATATTATTGATCACTGAACGGGTGACTCCGAGCTTTTCGGCAAATTCCGTCTGCGACATATGCAGGTGTTCTTTCCGTAGTACTCGGATTCTCTCGTATATTTCCATGATATCACCTCCTTGTGATATCATATTATCACAAATCGAATAATTTGTCAGTTCATGATTCTTCACCTCATGACTATTATGCCATGAGGGTGAAGAATTATTAGCTAGAACAATGTGTTATCAGAGATCGTCGTCGTCTTTTGCTCTTTCCGCAAGAGCGGCTTTGATTTCTGACTTCGGGATCTGCTTGCCGGCCGGGGTGGTGTCGTCCTGGCTCCGGGCGTGCATCGGGACGTCTTCGAGTTCGTTAAGCTTGAGGTTAGGTTCTGACGAGCTCTTGATCTTCAGCCATTCACGCTGCTCCGGATCATCCGGGGGCATGAACATCATGATGAACTTTTTAACGGCATCTTTTTCGGAGTCGTTTAACTCCGCAAATGCCATTATTACCTTTCTCATGAAATCATCAAGCCCGTATTTTTTTGCAAGCTTGTCTATCGACTGTTCCTTTGTTTCCAGGAACATCGGCAGCGTACCGTCACGCAGCCATTCGAGGTTTACGTTAAAAGCAGAAGCTATTGCAAGTTCGGTCGGAGGGGGGACGTTCGCGCGCTGACGTTCGTAATTGTTTATGACGTCACGGCTACACGCTATTTTTTTCCCGAACTCTTCCTGGGAAAGTCCGAGCGCTTGACGGAGTTCCTTTATTCTAATGTTACTATTCATGTTGTCACCTCCTTTAACATCTATATTCTATCATATCTTTATGTGTTTGTCAACCCATAAAGATATTTTAAATTGCACAAAAACATTTACTTTGATTTGGGCAGAGTTCACAAACTCATAGAAAAAGCAGGAAAAGGGTTGACAAACCCATTTGTTTGCGTTATAATGAGTACAGAAACCTAAACAGAAGGGTTTAAAAACCCGAAGCAAGTTGAGAGGTAAAAAATGAAATACGAAATCGTTTGTGGGCACTGGACGGTGCACGCTGATGGCGTTAAAACCGTTCTTTACGTTGGAAAAGATGAAAAGGGACTAATACATGTCTTGGCAGGTGACAAGAAAACATCATTAAAGCAGGTGTCGAATCGAGGCTATGATACATTCGAAAATGACATAGATGCCGCACTTGATGAATGTGAGGAAATGATTTACTCTTGCATTTCAAGTGCAAGCAGAATAGGGTGGTAAATATGACAGTTTATAAAAACGGCGCACCTGTGAAAGTTGAGCTTTGTTTTACCGGATTTAATTACTTCATAGCTGCCGATGGAATTGTAAAGATCACAGATATCAGCGAGCGGGACGGCTTAAAGATCATGGACATGCTCGAAAAACACGGAAAATATAGAAAGATCAATCTTTATGGTAAGACGAGGAATGTTAAATGGATTGAAATCGTTAATAGACTTCTCGCAGAGTGACGGAGCGGGCAAGCCCCTCCGGTAATGCGGCAGACCGGTCACAAGCCCGGCACACGCAGAAAGGAGTGAACGAAATGACAAAGACTGATACATACACTACAGCGCAGAATCTCGATAACGAGAAGATCGCCGCTATCATCGCGGGCATGACCCCGGAACAGCGTCAGCTCATCGGCGGTCTGGTTATCGGAGTACAGCTTGCAGGTCAGATTGGCGAGAAGAAGCAGGGAGCGTAAGCTCCAGTAAGTTGAAAGGAGAAGAAAAATGCCGCAGATAAGAAAAAGGCACTACACCTGTTGGGAGCATGCCGATCAGATTCTTGACATCCACACAGCCTCCGCGCTGCTTGGCGTTCCTGAACAGAGCCTGCGTAAGCTTGCACGGGACAAGGTAGTCCCGGCATTCAAGGTCGGGAAACTATGGAAATTCAACAAGGACAAGCTGATGGGGTTTGCTGGAGTGGAAAGCTCCTATTCCGCATCTATATAAAAGGTGCTTGGAAAGCACCGGAAAGGTAAACAAGTATGAGAGAAGAATTCAAGAGCATCGAGGGTAACAAGATAAGGACCCTCAAGCTGCACGAAAGAGCAGTCGACCCTGACGACGAGTTCGGCAGGGAGGTCGACAGGTGGCTGACTAACTGGGAAGCCTGGAGAAACCTCTGTGATCACCTTGAGGCTGTGGGCATGTTCCCTGACGAGTATTTCAAGCTGTCAGCCTTTGCTGAGGAGGACGCGCCGATTTCCGCCGGAATGGTGGAGTTCACTGCGGAGGTTACTTCCAGAGAACTTGATGGTACTTATTTCACTATCTATAACGGCAGCCGGTGCGGCGAAAACAATTTCGTGATCGGGAAAACTTCCGGCACTTCTCCGGAGGATTACCTCAGAATGTCGAGAATAGCTGCTGAATGCTGCGTCATGCTTAACGGCGGCGGTCGGCTCATCGACATGCCGGAAGATGTGTATATCAATATTACGCATGATGACCGCGTGAAGGCCATTGAAGATGGTGAGTATTCGTTCAGAAAGTATGCGGAGAAGTATCTGAGCTATATTGACAGCGATATTGAAGAAGCGTATCGAAGCGGCGATCGCAAAAAATTCAATTCCGCTGTCTGGTATGCGCTGGACAAGCTTGCCTTCGATATGCTCAGGAGCGGCATTGAGCATGACGATTGCACCGATGAGCAGTTCAAGGAATTCTACAAGAAGCTTACCGACGATGCGTACAGACTAAGACTTTACGAGCGGCTTACAGACGAGCTGTTCAAGCTTCACCAGGAAATTGAGAAGGCACGCAAGCTTGCGCATGAAAACGGCATGGCTTTTGACGCGCAGCCTTATGATCCTGATGATGAATTCGATCCGTATGTCTATAATCCTATGCGCATGTCCGATGAGGACTATAAGCTTGTGCATAAGGAGATGGAGGCTGACAAAACCGGGGTTCTCGAAATCAGGAAGCTTGGCCATGACCAGCTGAGACAGCTTTGCATTGATATGGGCTGGTGTAATCATGTCGATAATGACCGGTACAACGAGCTGCTTGAATATGCAGACAGGACCGATATAACGACAAAGGATATTCTTTACATTGCGCAGCGTATTGATGAATTCACCGCGGACAACGACTACAACGGGCATGTGGATTCGATATGCTGCGAGATTGCTCGGCGGTGCTGGCCTATGTTCACTATAAGGGAGCCGAACGATGAATAAGTTCGAACGGTTCCAGCTTGTCCTCGGTGCGATGGTATTCGGTGGGCTTGCCCTGACTTACATCGGGGTCGCCGTTGTCGAGGGCGACGGCGGCGCGGCTGGTTACATCGAAGTGTTCGCCGGGCTTGGGATAGCTCTTGCAGCTATCCTGGCGGACAGGCTGTGGAGATACTTTGAGGAAAAGAGGTGATATTGATGATAAAGGTTGACCGAAAAAATCATATCTGCGAGTTGAGCGGCTCGCCAGATGAAATTTTCAGAGAAGTTCAGTTTACGCTTCATAGAATCATCTATCTCACAGTCGCTAAAACCGGTGGGGACTTTGCAACGGCTGCAACAGCGACGTGCATTGCGCTTGCCGAGTCGATGATCAACGTAGATAAGGATATCAGAAGTAAGCTCGAAAAGCGGGACAATTCGGAGATGAAGCAGTAATGGACTATATCGCAAGTGCCGAAAATATTGCGGCGAAACTGTGTAAAAAATACCGCCGGATCGATCGGCTGCTTGCAGATATGGCTGCTATCGAGGCGGCTGAAATCTACGAATATAGCAGCGCTGTCAATGGTGCGTGGGACTTCGAGTGCTGGGTGATCTCGCGGATATGGCAGTGCTATCTATCAAGAAAGCAGCACAAACAGGAGGAGAATAATATGGCAACAAAGCTTACAGACAAGGACCGCCGTGCAATACGCGAGAAATTCCGCGCCGGCGACAACATCGACGAAATTGCGCGCGGATACGATATATCAGGACAGACCGTCCGCAATATCTGCTCTGACCTGGCTTACGAAAGAAAGCAGGCTATTTCGGCATTTAACAGCGTTCAGCCGAAAGTAAAGTCCGCTGAAGAGATGGTGCAGGAAAATCAGCAGGAACTGGTTGAGGCTGCTCCGGCGGAGGTCGGTCAGGACGATCCGGCTGAAGATGTTCGCAGTGCGGAGACTGCTGATATTCCGAGCGATACGGCCGCCGCTGAAAATATTAGCGACGCAGATGATGAATCGGCGCCTGCAAACGGGGAAGAAATCAAGCCCGCAGGGAAAATCAGCGCTGATGACCTGGCTAACGGGCTTGAATCATTCAGCCGTGAAAATGTTGATAGCGATTTCCATGCAGAAATATACAAGGTGGGCAGCCTTATCACGGCGAAAGTGAAGATAGGTGGTAGAGAGGTCACTATTTCGGATGATGGGAAGCGCTGAACTTGTAATCCGTATCAAAGGATCGGAGCGGTATTTCCACGGCTGCTGCGATTATGATAACAAGCCGGTATTCGGCGAATACAACGACGGTATGAAAATATACCGCGATAGCAAGAAATGGACTGCCGAGCGGCGCGCACGTCAGGCTATCGAGGTTATAGGAATGAACGGCTGCGATCTCTTTCGTGACCTCGAAATCGTCGCCGCTGACCGCCCGATACCGCCGGAGATCAAACCGGATAAGGTCGTGCTGCCGGAGGTACCCGCGCCGCCTGTTCCGAAAGCGCCGACTAAGCCGGCGCTTGTGCCGGTCCCTGAAAATGAATACGGCGGGTGGGAGGTGCTTGACGGCATAGGAAACAGCCCGCCGAAGATGTGCCGGCGGGAATGGAACGGCTGCTGTGAATATGCGATATTCATGCCGGACCACAAGTTGTACTTCCTGCCTCGGGACGAGCTGGAAGCCTGGTCACGTTACTGCGATGAATGCAAGGAATTCATCTGCCGCCGTATCAGTGAACGGCGCGGGGCAAAAGGGAGTTCCCCGCCCGACCTTTCGGCCTGACGGGGAATAAACAAGATGAGATGAGGTATTGACCTCAAATTAATTATACCTCATTCTCGAAAAAAAGTCAATAGTTTTTAATCAGCTAAAGTCTGAAAAATGCCGCTTGCGAGCGGCTTTGAGGACTTGTGAGCAGTATTAACAATTCGAGGACGGTCAATGAAATTTACCAGGGAAAAACTATTCTCTGTGAAATCTGGTGAGTATATTGAACCGTGCATTAATATTTACTCTGATGAACAGGAAAAAGTCAGCAAGCTCAAGAGGGCGAAAAAGACCAAGGCAACAGAGCCGAAAGTAAAAAAGCTCAATGATGAGTACAGCCGGCAATATTTCCGGCTGCTGCTGAATGGGAATTTCGGTCAGGGCGACTATCAGATGTTCCTTAGCTACGACGAAGAACATCGTCCTGCTGACAGGAAGGCAGCTATCAAGGATCGTCAGAAATTTGTTGCCAGACTGAGGACACTGTACAAGAAACACGGAATCGAATTCAAGAACCTTGCGATCACTGAAACTGGAGTGAAGTCCGGTTTCCTCCACCATCATCTTGTTGTACCTGGAGGAATCGACCGAAACCTCATCGAGGAAAAGTGGGGTAAGGGAATCGCCAATTGCAGACGTTTGCAAAAGAGATCGGACAGGTGGCTGAACGATTTCGCCACATATCTCATAAAATCGCAGTCCAATGCCGAAAAGGGTGAACGCTGCTGGAGCGGGTCGCGGAATCTCGTCAAGCCTGACGTCAGAATCTGCGATAACGACCGAATCAACCGCCGTCGGCTGCGGGAGCTGGTCGAGGCTCGTAACAACGACGATGTTCAGAGAACGGCTGAAAAGATCTACAAGGGATATCGGCTGATTGACTGGCGGGTTGAATTCAATCTGGTGACAGGGCTGCCTTTTGCAAAGCTCATCATGGTCAAGAAAGAGTAGAGCGCACGGTAACGGTATCAGTTATTTACTGATTTCGCGGGGATTTTAGCGGGAGTTTTCAACAAAAGTTCCGTTGAACAATCATCCAAAAGTTGAAAATGTGCCGAAAATCGGCGCGGATTCAATAAAATACTGAATTGAGGGGGATTAGATGTTTAATCAAGCAACACTTATGGGACGGATAACGCATGATCTTGAGCTGAAAGCAACTCCGAGTGGCGTGAACGTATGCTCGTTCCAGATCGCAGTTGACAGGCGGTATCAGGAAAGGAAGTCGGACTTTTTCACGGTCGTGGCCTGGAGACAGCAGGCTGAATTCGTTCACCGCTACTTTGCAAAGGGGCGAATGATCATGGTCGTGGGTGAGCTTCAGAACCGTACATACACAAGCAAGGACGGCGTTGAGGTTAGGGTCACGGAAATCATTGCAGATCGGGTTTGCTTCACGGGTGAAAAGGCTGTGAGCGGCGCCGCTCCCGCTGCGGATCCGGCGGCTGCTCCTTCAACTCCTCCACCTGCTCCGGCAGGACCGCTCGACCCGCCTTTCCCACCGGCAGGCGCCGACTTTGATCCATATCCATTTTAAGAACACATTAGGGGGCTTTTAAATGACTGAAAAGCAGGTAGAAAAGCTGCTGGAACTTTACCGGCAGGCTCCGGACGATATCGAGCTTGCAAGAGAAAAGCTTGAGCAGTGGAGTAACATGGACGGTGAGGTCGCAGCAGCGGAGGCTGAACGTCTGAAGGAACGAATTGTCAAGCTTCAGACTCTGCTTGTGTCTGTCGAAAGGGCGGTCGAAAGGCTCCCGAAGATTCACCGCGAAATTGTGAAATTGCGCGGCATGAAGGTGCCGTGGTGGAAAATTGCGCGGCAGGTACGGTATTCAGAGCGGAGCTGTCAAATTCATTACTGCAAGGCTTTGAGGGCACTTGCAGATTCGAAAGAGCTGTCCGGATATGCTTCGGCGAATGATGTCGGCTCAAGCGAATAATGTGCGTGTGCGATTTCCACGAATTCTTAAAGAGCAAAAAAATCGAAACAAACAACAGGCGGTGAAAAAGTCAATGGCAACCAACAAGAATCCAGCTCGTGACGCGGCTTTGAAAGAGTTCGTCAAGCACCGCGGTAAGGTCACGATGAAGGCGCTGAGTGAGAAGCTGGGCATATCGGTTTCACAGCTCGGACGCTGGAAAAGGGCTGACGACTGGGAAGGCGCACTCAAGAGAAAGCCGGGAGCGCCCAGGGGCAACAAGAACGCGGTCGGCGCGGGCGCTCCAAAAAAGAACAAGAACGCGGAGAAGCATGGGGCTTACAGCACGGTGAAGTTTACGGACCTTGCCCCGGAGCAGCGTGCTCAGGTCGAGGCTTTCTGCGAACTCCCTCTTGAAGGGCGGCTGAATGAGCAACTTAAGGACATGCTTGCACAAAAGGTCGTGCTATTAGAGCGCGCTCAAATATATGCGCCGCTCGTTGAGAATGGCGAAGTGATTGAGTTGATGGTTCCGGATAAAAAATCGGTGTTCAATAATGGCGATAAGGAGTTCACAACCATAACATCTGTGTCTCAGTTCCATCGATGGATAAAGATCATAGAAAAAATCGAGGATATCAATAAGTCCATCAACAAAGTGCTGCAAAGCATGTCAGCTCAGCAGCGTGACGAACAGCGACTTGACCTTGATGAGCGCAAGCACAATCTCGAAGAACAGAAAGCTTCTGGAATTTTTGAGATTGAGAACGCTGATGTTCTTGGGGATCCAATTGACGACCTAGACTTGATAGGTGAATAAGGTACTGTGCCGGGTGCGCACCGACCGCGGGTCCGCCGAGCCCCACGGGGTAGCTAGATATGAAAATTTTTTACCGACTTCCGGGGTGGCGGCGGTTTTTGGAGATAGGGGGTGTTTATGTGAGGCCTTTGGAGCGGATTGCGCTATCCGGGGAAAACATATCCAAGGTGCTGGGAATCACGGAGCGGCGCGTTCGGCAGCTTAGGCAGGAGGGAGTTTTCCGCTGCAACAGCGCTGGGAACTATCATCTGATCCGGACGGTGAGGGCTTACATTGAGTTCGTTACGAAGGGAACTGATGGCAGCGGGAACAGCGCCGCGCTCGACCTTACACGGGAACGCGCCAGACTGATGAAGGTCAAGCGAGAGGATCAGGAATACGAACTGGCGCTCAAGCGCGGGGATATGCACAAGTCCGATGAGATACGGCAGGTCATGTCGGCGGTGTTCGGGAACTTCCGGTCAAGGCTGCTTTCAATTCCGGCTAAGGCTTCGCCGGTGGTCGCGGTCAAGGCTGATAAGGCGGAGATATATCAGTATCTCAAGGAACTTATCGACGAGGCACTCAATGAGCTTGCGGACTTTGATTCTATGTTCCCGGACAAGTCACGTGCCGAAGATGGTGTGAAAGAGGGTGAGGAAAATGAGCGAGCGCGTGGCGACTGAAAAATGCCCCGTGTGCGGTAAAGCACCTTCGCCGATCACTACACCTAATAGCGGCGTGTGGTACGCTTTTTTCAAATGCGACTGTGACTATGTAGCCGGCTGGGGCAGCACAAGAAACGAAGCTCTGGACGACGCTGCTGAAGCCTGGAACAGGACGACACGGACCGAGGCATGGAAGAGGAAGAAGGGAATGGAGGGAAGGAGGTGGCACTGTTGATGGTTTTCCGGAAAAGTAAGTGCTGCAAGTGTGGCAGGTATCCGTTGGCTGAAAGGCGTCGGGAATTCGGTCGTGTGTGGTTCAGAGTGAGATGTTCTTGCGGGGCGAGGACTGACTGGGCGACCGATATTTATGGGCGTCGTCGCGAAAAGGCAAAAGCGAGATCTGTTCAACACTGGGAACTTATCAACAAGCCGGATTCCGGCTGGTATACCACGACTTCCGGGGGACTTCGCAGAAAGCGGTACACCAGGAATACCACTTTCTGCGTATGAAGAAAGGAGAATGGGATGATGTTCAGAAGAAAGCGCTGCGCGTACTGCGGTCGGATACCTGTGATGGAACACAGAAAAGCAGCTCGGACGGAATGTGCCCGAAATAGCGCACAGCTTTTCAGAGTGCGGTGTTCCTGCGGGAATCAGACGGAGTGGGGACTTGCAACGAGCGGGTACTGGCGTAAAAAAGTCAAAGCTATGATCGTGCGCCAGTGGAACGAGCTCAATTCCGAAAAGATAGGTAAGTTCTTCGTTGCAATGAGCGGAGAAGTCAGAAGAGAGGCGTTCAGGTGGGGAGAGCTCAAGCGGTGCAGAATGTGCAGGAAAATTCCAATAAGCAGGATAACGCCGTGTATGAATTCCGATTACACTCCGGTCGCGTATTGGCAAATTGAGATTCGCTGCAACCGTCACGCAGACTGCGACCTTATTATGCAAACGCAAAACGATATAAGCCTTGCCGCTAAACGGCTTGCTGAACGGTGGAACTGGGAGAATGCCGTGTACGAGCGCGGTTACATTACAGCGTTTCCCGAAATGGCGAGAATGCCTGGCGAAAATAGATAAGGGAGTGAGCGCTTCATGAAAAACGAACTTAAAGTTCAGCAGTGCCCGAGTAGGAAGTATCGGTGCCCGGTGTGGCCTGTTTGTCTGTTCGGCTGGGGTTTTCCGCTTGATAATTTCAGGCGCCGCGTGGTTAACGCAGCGCGGAAGATGGAGGGGTTCGTCGGCTTTTGCGACCCGAAAATATATATCCGGGAGGACGACAGAGGCGTGATCTTCTTCGTGCTCTTCGATACCAAGGCGCATGCAATTGCTGGGCGTGACCTCATTAGCGAAAAGTTTCCGCAGCAGAGCGTCGGTCCTAACTGCATAATGCACTATGCGGCAAGGGAGCCGTATGACGACCCCGAACTGATGAGAATATCACTTAGAGGAGAATAAAGCATGCCCCAGTTCTTATCGGGCTGCTGAAAATCTTTGCATACTTGCGGAAACGGAGGACACCAAGAATGAGGATAAATCTTGACTATCTGCATGACTGTTCGAATCTGCGAAGGCTCCTGGCCGAAAATCCGAAACTGCCGGTCATCGTGTATGCCGGAGAAAATGCGAACACCGGGGACTATCAGTATTTGTGCTGTTCGCGAGTTGAATGTTCCGTCGGCGAAGTGCTTGACTGCGAATTCCCTTTCGGTGGAAAAGAAGTATTCTATGATCGCGATTATTTCAGAGAGCGGCTTGCAGACTATCTTGCAGAACAGCTTGACGGTTTGACCGATGATGAATTCGATAAGGCGCTTAAAAAGGAACTGAAAAAGTATGAGCCTTACTGGAAGAAGGTCATCGAGGTGTGGGTCGATAACTGAGATGAAGCGTGACAGATGGCTGATCTGCTATCGGTTTACAAGGTTTCAATGGTGCGCTGCTCTATCTGGAAAGGCCGGCTTAAAGGCCAGATAACATGTAACCCGGTAAAACTCATCTTTTGCCCGCAGTGCGGAAAAAGACTTGTAGAAACTCGTGGAGGTGAGAAAAATGATTCATGAAGTGAACTGCGACCGCGACTGGTTCGACCTCCTCGTGTCGCGAAGCAGGACATTCGATATCCGGAAAGATGACCGCCGATTCATGGTCGGTGATTACATAGCGTTCAACGAATGCGAGCATGATGAGAACATGGATTCTTACAGCTACACCGGATATTCAGTGCTTGGAAAGATAACTTACGTCTTTAATGACGAGAGGTATGTCAGGGAAGGGTACATCGTCATCGGATTCAGCATTTGCGGTATCCTGGACGCTGGCTGCGAGCAGCCTGTCTACTGCGTTAAGAGCGATGAGCGGGAACGCGGTGGGATAAAGGATTCGCCGTATTATCTGGGGGAAAAGAAATGAAACATTTCATAGAATCGGAGCTGCTCACAGACGCGCTCCGGGATCTTTGCGGGAAATACAATATCGCCTGCGGCGATGACAGTCAGGGGCTGGGAAAGGAGCTCATGGAGCTGCCGAAGCGGCGGTCTTATCTGCATACGTCAGAAAAGACCACCAAGGCGCTGGACGTTATGGCGGGGCGGGAGCTCGTCACACTGCGCAGCGGGTGCTGCAAGGAGCCGATGTGCGTCAGCGCTGAACTCTGGGGGACCAGGGACGGCGTGTATTGTCCGAAATGCGGCGTTAAGGTGTTGAAGCCCAGGGCTGTGAAAAGAGGTGATTCAGAATGATAAATGTGACAGGAGGCAAGGACGGCGAAAAGGTGAGCATAGAGCTCATCTGGTCGAAAGACGAGGTCGTTCGCGAAGCAAGATATGTTATAGAAGCAGTTGCGGAGAAGATATTCGTAAAGAACAACGGTCGAGGATTTGACCAGGCAACTAAGCGTGAACGCATTGAGTGCATTTGCGCTGCTTATAACGGAATGTTTCTGTCATTTGCGTTAGACAATAATCTGTCCGTGCTTGCAAGAGAACTAATCCGGATAGGCGTCATAGGAAGCGTTGACTTTGAAAAGCTGGGAGGTGATTCAGAATGATAAATTCAATAAGCGATAATGCGGGCGGTTCTAATGCCAAGGTAGTGTTCTCCGGCGACAAAAATAAGGTGTTCGGGGAGCTTTACAGCGCCGTTGAGGCGTTTGCTGCAAAGAACTGTGAAGAAACAACGCATGTGAATTATGCGGAACTTTCGAAGGCAAAGCAGACCGCCGCCGTTGTTGCAGCGCTGCTGGGGCTGCTTGGACGATTCGCGGATATCAATGGATTTGAGGGGATTGCGGAGGAAGTCATTAAGCTGCATATCATTTCCGCGGTGGATATCAGCGAGAAGTACGGAAAGTGAGCGGGAATATGACATTCGAGGAGACACTTACACCGTATCAGCGGCGGTTGCTGCTGGAAAAACTGCTGAACCTTATGACTCCGGAGGAGCGTGCTAAGATACTTACGCCAGGCGTCGCGCCTAAAATGCCGCCGGACATCTCCCTGGAGGAGCTTCGAGACCGCAAGGAGATAACTCAGAGGACTATGAACAGTCTTTACCGTGCAGGAATGAGGACGCTGCATGACGTATATGAGACATCGCCGAAAGCGCTGATGAATATACGGTTCATCGGAAAGAGCGCTTACAGCGAGATCGTGGATATCCTTCGCGAACATGAATATGATATTTCCACATTCGAGCTGTGGAACGGAAAGAAGGTTGATAATACATGAACAATATTACTGAGATCGAGCTTTCAAAGCTCGTTCACCACCCCCAGAATCCCCGCAAGGACCTCGGGGATCTTACCGAGCTTACTGACAGCATAAAGGCGTCCGGGATAATGCAGAATCTGACCGTTGTTCCGGAGGACGACCACTATCTCGTCGTTATCGGCAACCGCCGCATGGAGGCGGCAAAGCTGGCGGGGCTTGATACTGCTCCCTGCGCGGTGGTGGATATGACCCCCGCCGAACAGCTTTCCACCATGATGGTGGAGAACATGCAGCGTTCCGATCTTACCATCTTTGAGCAGGCCGCCGGCTTTCAGCTTATGATGGATATGGGGGATTCCCTGGACGATATTTCGGAAAAGACCGGGTTCTCCAAGTCTACGGTGCGCCGCCGTGTAAAGCTCATGGAGCTTGATCAGGACGAACTCAAGAAAGTTGCTGACGATGGGCGGCAGATATCCATGAGCGATCTGGACGAGCTTAACAAGGTCGAAGATGTGGCGAGGAGAAACGGACTGCTGAAGGACATCGGAACGGCGAATTTTCACACCAGGTGTTTAGGCGCGCTGGAAGCGGAAAAAATTGAAAAGCTGCGCCCTAAGCTGCTGAAGCTGCTTAAGGATAAAGGCGTAAAGGATAAGGGGAACAATGTTACCGGCCGCAGCTACATTGGATACATAAGTTTCTCCAATGAAACACATTTCCGCAACACTCTGGATTCGATGTTTGAGAAATATAAGGACAGACTTCCGCTGACTGTCTGCGGTGCCTACGGCGGCAACGAAAAAGATTCGACCGGAGTGTACCTTTACTGCACAAATACGGATAAGTCCTTGGAAAATCAAGATGAACAGCTCCGCCGGAAGAGATTCGACCATTCTTACGAGGTCGTAAAAAACATCAACCACAAGTGGTGGTTGTCAAGGTTAACATTTATCCGCAACTACACACAGATGGAAGCAAAGCGGCATATAAGCGTTATCACAGCGGCGCTTGCAGAAAGCGCCATCAGGGACGATGACTGGGTGATGGGTAAGATAGATGTTGCTCTGCTGATGGGTTATTCTGATAAATCGGATAAGGAAAAGGTTATCGCCGAGGCAGCCGTCAGAGCTGAAAAAACGCCGAATCTTATGGCGCTCTGGGTCGCATACGGCATGCTTAGTGACTGCTACGATGATGATGGTTATATCGGACGGGACTATCAGGGGAAGCCCGAGAGGTGTTATGAGGCCGACTGCGAACAGCTTGACCGGATATATGACTTCCTTGAAAAGCTTGGCTATGAGATGTCAGACGAGGAAAAAGCGCTGCGGGACGGTACCTCCGAACTCTTCGACCCGGATAATGATATCTGGCTTCTCGAGGAGGATATCAGGGACGGATATTCCGATTACTTCAACGTTCACAGCAGCGTTTACCAGACAGAAGAAAGCAGAAAGCCTATCCCGATTGATGCAATAGCGAAGAATGACGTTAGGGTGTTCAACGCTCTGCGCAGAGCGGGTATCACTGATTCGGACAAGTTGTTGGAAGCGGCTGAAAACGGTTCGCTTTTCAAACTTTTCAAAATAGCGGGTTCAAAGTATGGATGGCTGCGCGCCAGGGCATTGGCACTGGGGATAGTTCTTCCGTACAAGCCCGGGGACGATGGAGCTGATGAACCGTCTGGGGACGATGATGAGGAAGAATAAGATACAGCTGCCGGCGCAGCGGGTGTTCACTATCCAGGTGACCATATGCCAGGTGTGCGGGCGGCGGCTGACGTCAGATTTTGGGCTGAAAAACGGCATGGGTCCGAAGTGTATGCATAAGTGGCAGCTTATGCATGCACCGGCCGACCCGGCTCAGTTGACGCTATGGGGGAATGAAGATGAAGAAGATACGCCTGCTGATTAACACGATACGCTTCAGCTTTATAGTCGGCATTGTCATTCTCGTCTTTATTGGAGAAAGGTCAAGGATTATGGCGATGTTCGGCGGGATATTCCTGCTGCTTTCAGTGGTGGAATTCATTCTGCAGTTTCTTTGCGAGATCGATGAAAGGAGAAAAAATGGCGAATCTGACATATACAAGGCGAAAGGCCGCGGGACTTTGCGTGAGGTGCGGGGCAAGGCTGGAGAAGAACAGCCCTTTTCTGAAATGCGGGTCATGCATAGCAGCGGAACGGGAGAAGAAGTATTCCTCGATGAAGAAAAAGGGCGGTCTTAGCCTCAAGGACGTTATGACCCTTGCCGCTGAAAATCACTGTACATATGGCGAAATGGTGGTAAGGCTGCAAAAGGAGGGCATCGGATGACCGACGAACAGGAGATAGCCCGGATAATGGAGCTGCGTGGGCAGGGGCTTAATGCCGAACAGATAGGAAAGAAGCTATTTTTCAGCGGTGCGGCGATCCGTAAGAAAGTGCGAAAAGCCGGGCTTTCAGAACAGTATCACAAGATGTCCGGAAAATCAGTGCTTGAAATGAATCGGGACGATATCCGGGAAATGATTGAGAGCGGTGCGCTGCTTGTGTTCGGAGCGGTATTCACCGCCGAACTTTCAGTAATGGGGGCGGCCGAATATACAGGGTGTGCGGTGACCGGGCTGGGGCTTATGACCGGCGCGGGCATATCCGCGCTGATGGAGGATAGAAAGTAATGCTTAATGCGGACGATTTAAGGCGCTGCGAATGCTGTGAAGAACCCACGAAAAAGGTAGTAGGATTCTGGGAAGGGCACGATTCATATAGCGGTTCGCCCCGCGCCGGCGCGATTTATTCCTGCGACAATCACGAATGCGATATCTGCAAGGAAAAAATGTCTGAAAAAGAATCGGACGAACTTCTCAAGGAACGTGTGAAGGTGGCGAACCTTCAGAACGGCACTGACGCGGAGCTGCTCAGGCGCGGCAGAATGAGCGTGAGAGTGGCCCTTGGCGCGGCTGCTGACATAATAGGCGTATCGGCTGCGGAATATTCCGCAAAGGAAAACGGCCGTATGCCCATTACGCGGGAGGAATATCACAATATCCTCATGCCGCTTTTTGAAGCAATCAAGGCAATTTCAGAAGGAAAGCGCTGCGGTCAATGCCGGTACTATCGCGAATCTGGGTATTATTCGACACAGGGAAGCTGCTACTGGAAGAGCGGCGCAACTGAGGTCGGGGTCAGCAAGAAGGCTTGCGTCCGATGGAAACCACGCGTTGACAGCACGTTCAGATTTTCGAAGGACGAACGAAAGCCTGTGGTGATAGAGCAGATAAGGAACTGCGGGGAATGCTGCCATGACTTTAACGCCATAAGGGAATGCCGGTTTTCTTCGGTAGCATGCCTTAATATTTCAGGTTCCGTTACAGAGTACTGTTCGAACTGCGAGAATGAGGTCACAATGAACTGGGACGTCAAAAAACAGGGATATCAGACGTTTTGCCCGGTCTGCGGAAAACGTCTCATGCTTTGCAGCGAGTGCCTGGACGCCGAGGATAACGCGCATGGTATGTGCGACTATGACAGCGATACGGATTCATGCTTCAGAAGAAAGGGGGATCAGGAATGAATATCAACATACATAAGGCAAACGAACGGCGATTTGCCGAGATTATGGACACGACCCTGAACACAACCCGCACCGTCTGGGAGATAATGACTCTTAAGACGCTGCACGAGGATTTCGGCTTCGGAGAAAAGAGGCTCATGCAGTTTGCCGACGCGCTTCGTGAGAACTACGGCGGGTTCAACAGAGAAATGTCGCTTACTGACACCTACAAGAATCGTACCGCTTCTAATCTCGACGCCGCGCTCATCCGCGCCGTCCGGGATCTCCGGCATGATGGGATAGACTACCGCAAGATCCTCGACTGCGGCAATGTGCTTATAATTGTTGAGAAGGACGGTAAAAAATTCAGCGTAGACGACTGCGTTGACAAAATACTTGAGCAGGAGAAAAACGGGTGGAAAAGGAGCGCGAATGGTTCCGAATAGCTACTACACAGATTTATCTTGATATTACGGACGACGACCTCGAGCTTGCTCATAAGAGGTTTGTTAATTGAGAGGGGTGATTTTAAATGGCAGAAAAGTGCGAATTCGTTCTTGAGCCGAAAGCTGTTGAATTTACTGGGCTTATCCAGTCTATGACTGGTAAGCACCAACTTTGGGAACTTTGGGCGGACTTCATAGCACTAACAGCTATTTCTTGTTCTCAACAGCTTGATTTCCGGAAAGAACGGGAAGAGCGGTATCTGGTGATTGCTAGCAAATACGACAGCGAAGAGATGAACAGCTTTTCACGGCTTTTTGCACTTGTTATGGACGGATATGAGCAGAACAGAGAGCAGGATATGCTTGGCAGCATATACATGAAGCTGAATCTTGGAAGCCACTGGACTGGTCAGTTCTTCACACCGTATTCAAACGGCAACGAACAGAAAGTCATCGGTGAATTCACCTGCGACAGGATAATAGACGTGGACTGCGACAGCATAGCTCCATTTGACAAAAGCACGGGAATTTACATTGGTAAGCAATGCTGTTTATCAAGAGAAGAACTTTGGAAATATACCAGCGGCCATTGCGCTATGTGGAGGTGAGCGCTGATGAGCCGTAAAGAAGAGTATCGGTGGTATAAGAGTATCGGAATCTGCCCCGTATGCCACAAAACGGCAATACAAAAAGGGTATCAGACCTGCCTGGAATGCAGGCTGAAGATGAGGGAATATGCAGCTGACAGAAAGAGCAGGATGAACGCTGAACAGCTCGGCGACATCAGTCGGCGAACTGCCGAAGCAAACAAGCGGATGTATGTGCGCCGTAAAGAAGCGAACCTCTGCACGCAATGCGGAAAAAGACTGGCTGACGATGGCAAAACCACCTGCAGGTACTGCCGGGAAAAGTACAATCGAAAGAGACGTGAACAAAACGCAATGCGAGGCGGGAGTCATTATGATAAGTCCATAGTTCGCAAGGGAACCAGATTGTTTTGCGTGATTCCGGCGGAGCCGGGCGAGCACGGAGCTTACGTCTGCGAAGATATATGCCTGAAGCGTAGCGATGGCATGGTATATATCAAGGACGGAGAGTTCCCTGTTGGCTACATCGGGAAATCATGGTTCTTAAATCGCGCGGAAGCCGAGAAAGCAATGGAGGCGAGCAAAAGTGATTAGTGCATTCATAGGCGTATACACAGAAATCGCCGAAACCATGCGCTGGATTGAGCGCAGCGAGGAACGCGCACGCGCTGAACGTGGTTTCAGGAAGTTCGCGGCTAAGAAAAGCCGGAGCAGGAAGCAGAAGCGCAAGGGAAAGAAAAAGAGGTGAGTAAATGAGCAACAAGGCGGTACTCCTCAGCGTTCAGCCGAAATGGTGCGAGTTGATAGCTACAGGAAAGAAAACGATTGAGATTCGCAAGACTAAGCCGAAAATCAAAGTGCCATTCAAGGCGTACATCTACTGCACAAAAGACAGAAACAATCACTTCTGGACTGGGAAGCGATATTCTTACACTGATGAACACAGTCACAATGCATTCGACAAGGACGGTAACGGCAAGGTTATTGGAGAGTTTGTGTGCAATAAAATAGCAACGTTCCCAGATGAATGTTACGCAGGGTGGCTTGTAAAACATAGCTGTGTTTCGGTAAAAGAACTGGAACGATATGCAGGCGATAACGATAGTCTGTATGTTTGGCATATATCAAACCTCGTTATCTATGATGAGCCAAAAGAGTTGAGCAGATTTCTGGCACCGTGTGACGAAGATTGTCCCAATTGCGAGTTCTGGAAGTGTGACATGGTTAATCAGCATGAGCGTGATATGGATTGCACAAACAGCAGCTATCCTTTACGACCGCTGAAACGACCGCCGCAGTCATGGCGTTATGTGGAGGTGATAAAATGAGATGTGACAATTGCCCGTTATGCCCTATCGCCGAGGACGATGTGTGCCTGGAAAGCGAGGGCAAATACGGAATAGAGCACGCTGACGGTATGTTGGGCTGCAAGCACCCCAGAAACTGGGCTGAAAAGAGGAGCAGTGAACACGAAACTGCACTCGGCGAAATGGGAATGGATATGGGGATTGAAATGGACTTCACCCCAGAAGAGCTTACAAAAGTAATCGACCTCTGCAAACATATGGTGGGACTTGGCAGGAAAAGGCCATACCACAGACACGGGAAAGAGTTTTATAGACCGTATCGAAACGTTTTCGCTTCTAATTTTCCCGGAAACAGGCTGCTTAACAAACTTCCGCACTGGATTATCACCAAATCACAGAGCGAAAAACATGTCTATTACAAGCTGACAACAGAGGGTTTGCAGTGGCTCGGCAGACGGCTTAAAATAGAGATTAAGTAAGAGATGGACTAATATGGATACGTTTATAAAATGGCTCAACAGCCCGTAAAGGAGGATATGGAGTGACTGATAAAATGGTTGCCAGGGTTAAGGAGATCGACGAGGAACTTAATCGTATAGACGACGAGGTCGATATCCTTACGAAAGCGATGGACAGAATGTACAGGTACAGGGATTTTCTGAAAAGAAAATACTTTTACCGTGACACAATTTTTCATTACAGCTACGGCTATGAAGTTCTGAATTTCAATTTTACCGACAATGACTTGAAAGTCCTTATCGACATACGGGAACAGCGCCGGCGGGTGCTGCTGGACGAGATGGCAAGGCTGTGAAAGGAGAATAAATGAAAGACAGCGAAAATAAAAAGCTTGAACGTATTCAGGAGATCGACCGGAAGATACACCAGCTTGACACAGAGATAGACGTGCTTGCGGAATCGTTCGCGCTGCTTATCCAGGGGAAGAAAGCGCGGCGGGAGGCGCTTTCCGACGAGTTGCGAAAAGTGGTGAACGGGGAAGGAGAAACCAATGATAAAGATTGAAAACGTGGAGGTGTTCGGCTGGGAAGCAGCTATCCGCGGAATGCGTAATCCGCTGAATTCGTGGGATAAGTCGGACAGCTGCTGGCTGCCGTTAAATGATGTTGCTGGGCATCCGGTCGATGACGGCTCGAAGCTGGAGTTTTTTGCGGGCAATAACGACCTTACGCTGATGAAGAAACTTGCGGCGGCGGGTACGGATCATCGAAAGTTCATGCGCATGATAAACGTTACCTGTGACATTACGGCGCCGAGATACTGGTGGACTGAGTTCGATACTTACAAGGTCAGCACGGTGCGGAACAGCTGCTCTACCATGCACACTATTGCTGAAAAAGAGTTTACTCTTGATGATTTCAGCAGGGAGCATCTGTTCACGCGAGATTTTCAGACCTACGGCATATACGACAACGACGACCAGCAGACAGTCTATTTGCAGGCTTCGGCGCTTGAAGTACTCAATACGGTCATTCAGGCGCTGAATGCATACCGCAGGGCGTATCTGGTTAGCCAGAAAGCAAACAAGGCTCTGTGGTGGCAGATGATACAGCTTCTTCCGCAGAGTTACAACCAGCGGGCGACTGTTCAGATGAACTATGAGGTACTCGCCAACATGTACCACAGCCGTAAGAATCATAAGCTGGACGAATGGCGTAAGTTCTGCGAATGGGTCGGGGGACTTCCGTATTCTGTGATTATTACCGGGAACTCCGATAATGCCTGACCAGGCGGTGATGTTATCCGATATCTGATACTTTACCATCACACGACCGCCAGGAAGCCGCGATGGTACTGTGACAAGCATGAGTGCGGCGTTACTGAACACGTTCACAAGCCTGCGTGCTGGGTGTGTCGGCATTTAAAGCCTATGAGCGCGTTTTACTCAAAGAAAATATCCCTTTCTGCGAACGATTCCCGCAAAAATGAAGATTTTTGCAGGAATTTCGGGAGCGGTTCGTCCGAAAATAGCATAAAATCCGCTGAAAGCGATATTTTTACGCATAATTCGTTGAAAAGCAGCGGGTATCGTTATAAAAAATGCCGGAATCGTTCGAAAAAGGCGGGTAAAGCTAAAAAACGGCGATAAAAGGCGAAAGGATATGAAGTTTATCAGGAGCTTCGACATCTGCGCTGCGTTTTTGCAGCGGAAATGTCGAAAACGCTGCTGGAACGCAGCAAAAACGCGCGGCTGTTTTCCGCGCGTTTTTCTGGTATTTATTAATATTTGATGATATTTGCTGATAGTTTGTTTGCTGTGGAAAGAAAAGGCGCCGATAGGTTGGTACCCCATCGGCGCGAATGCAAAAAGGTTGACTGTAGTACACAGCAAATCCATCAGCCATAAAGGTTGTACTAATAGATTAGCCTTGGTAGTGCATGTATATTATAAAGCACATAAATTAAAATGTCAAGGGGGACATTCTGAAATATTCACGGCGGTTTTTGAAATTGCATTTAAAAAAGCGGGGGTAAATTTAAAAATGGGGGAAAATGAGAAGAAAGAATTCGAACTGTCGAGAAATACTCGGGAGTTGATGAGGGAGATATTTTCGCGGCTTAAGCCGCCGCCGGCTATCAGTATATCGGAGTGGGCCGACCGGTTCCGCATGATATCGCCGGAGGCTTCCGCCGAGCCGGGGCGGTGGAGAACGTCGAAGGCGCCTTACCAGAAATTCATGATGGACGCTATTTCCGACCCGAAAACAACAAAGGTCGTAGTCATGACGGCGGCGCAGATAGGCAAGACAGACGCGCTTATACTGAATCCCACGGGATACTACATACACAACGATCCGTCGCCGATAATGACGATGGAGCCGACCTTACAGATGGGCGAGGCGTATTCAAAGGACCGCCTTTCCCCCATGATACGGGACACTCCGGTATTATCGGCGCTTATCAATGACAAAAGTCGGACGAGCGGCAACACGATATTGCAGAAGGTCTTTCCCGGCGGGCATGTGACCATTGTCGGCGCGAATTCGCCCAGTTCACTTGCGTCCAGACCTATCCGGGCGCTGTTCGCGGACGAGATAGACAGGTATCCGTTTTCCGCCGGCAACGAGGGAGATCCGCTGCTGCTTGCGGAAAAGCGACTGACTACGTTCTGGAACAAGAAGATAGTGTATGTATCCACTCCGACCATCGACGGGCTTTCCCGAATTCAGATCGAGTTCGAAAACAGCACCAAAGAAGAATGGAACGTGCCGTGTCCGCACTGCGGAAAGTTTCAGCCGCTGCTCTGGTCCCAGGTGCAGTTTGACAAGGCTGACCTGACCGATATCAACTATGTATGCGTGCACTGCGGGGCGGTCTGCAAGGAGGCTGAATGGAAGCAGCAGTATATCAAGGGAAAGTTCGTCGCGGCGTTCCCGGCGCGGAACGTGCGGGGATTTCACCTTAATTCGCTTGCTTCCCTGTTCGTGGACTGGCGGGAAGTCGTCGAGAAATTCCTCGAGGCTAACAAAAAGGCCAAGGAGGGGAACGTCGAGCTGCTCAAGGTCTGGACGAACACAGAAATGGGCGAATGCTGGCACGAGCAGGGCGAACAGCTTGCGGAGGACGAGATGTACAAGCGCCGGGAGAAATACGGCTGCATGGTGCCGAAAGAGGTGCTCGTGCTTACTGCCGGCGTGGACACCCAGGACAACCGCTTTGAAATTGAAGTGGTTGGCTGGGGCGTTGAAAAGGAAAGCTGGGGTATCCAGTATCAAGTCATTTACGGCGACCTCAAGCAGCCGCACGTCTGGGAGCAGCTCAGCGCGTTCCTGGAACAGGAGTTCGAGAGGGAGGACGGTCAGAAACTCCGGATAGCCTGCACCTGCATGGACTCCGGCGGTCATTTCACGACCGAGGTATACCGCTTCTGCAAGAAAAGATACTCGCAGAACGTATTCGCCATCAAGGGCTACGGCGGCGCGGACGTGCCGTATATCAGCCGCCCGACAACCTCAAACCGGGTAAAGACTCCGCTTTTCAAGATAGGAGTCGACACTGGAAAGGCCTTGCTGGCGCAGCGGCTGAAAGTGGTTGAGGAAGGACCGAACTACTGCCATTTTCCCCGCGACCGGGGGCGCGGATATACTGAGGAATATTTCCGGGGACTTACAGCCGAACAGATGGTCATGAAATACGTCAAGGGGCACGCGGTCATAACCTGGGAACTGAAGAATCCGTCCTATCACAGAAACGAGCCCTGGGATATCCGGAACTATGCCACCGCCGCGCTGGAGATCGCTAACCCCGTACTCATCGCGCCGGAGAACCGCGCCGCAAGGCGTAGAAGAACGCAGCGGCGGACCGTATCAAGCGGAATAATATGAATTCGAAATTCCGGCGGTGGTTGTAAATGACTTGCATGATTTTGGTGACAAACTTGGGGGAGAGTTGGAAGGGATATGCGGCAGTTCAATATGGGGCGGATATGGGAGAGCGGAAACTTTGATATAACTTTTAAGCAACTTCGGAGTAACCTGAAGTTCCGGGGATTGTTTCCGCTGCCTTTTGTCAACGGTTATCCGGTTTCCGCTGCCGATTGGCAGCGCCGGAAATATTGCGTTTTATATTCAAGTGCTTTTCTGGGACGAATAGCACGAATGTGTTGACGTTCGGCGCTTTTCGCGTTATAATATTGACTGTGAGATGTCAAGACGCATATGTCTCATTTTGACCCGAGTGTTGCACCCGGCGAAAAAGACAGCGCCCTGCGGCATGGGCGCTGTTCCTTTCGGTTGATATTCGGATAGAAATATCCGGATTGAGATAAACCTTTCTATAACCGGCTGATGTACGCCAGTGCGTCAGTTTTCCCATGGCATGGCAAAAAGCGGCGGTCCTTTGCGCAGGACTGCCGCTTTTTTGTTTTCGGCTAACCCCGAAGCAAGTAGTATTGGTCTGCACAGGCATTTTCATGGGGTCGCGAAAATGCCGCCTCAAATATTCAACTGTTTCCTAAACGAAAATAGTTGCGGTCGCTGCATTTTTGCAGCGGCCTTTTTGGTTTTACGGTGAACGATTCGTTCGCCGTTTATTTTTTGCCCTTTTTCGGGAACAGCCATAAATAATTGCAAAGTCCTGCGGGCGGCTGCGCGTCAGTGCGAATCCGGATATGCTATCATGACACTGGGAAAATATACGATTTTACGGATTATATACATGGCGGTGAATAAATGGGCGGGATTACAGTTGAGATTGCTCGGGAAAAGCTGAACACCTGGCTTGAGGCGGAGGAAGCGCTTGCGACCTCGCAGAGCTACACAATGGGGACTATGAGCCTAACCCGCGCCGATCTCAAGCAGGTCAGGGAAAACATAACCTACTGGAACGACATGGTGACGAAGCTTGAGCGCGCCGGAAAAGGACGCAACCGCATTTATCGCGGTATTCCGATGGACTGACGGAGGTGAACGGCGGTGAACTTCATAGATAAGGCCATAGCCTTTATAAATCCGCAGGCTGCGGTCAAGCGCGCCGCCGCGCGTAACGCGCTTTCGGTGCTGGATTCCGGTTATGGAAACTATGGCGGTTCGTTCACGCGCAATTCACTGCGCGGGTGGAACTCATACGGCGGTTCGGCGGACGAAGATATCCACGAACACCTTGACACGCTCCGTCAGCGAAGCCGCGATCTTTATTCCGGCGTTCCGCTGGCCACGGCGGCGCTTAAGAAAATGCGCACTGCGGTGGTCGGTCAGGGCTTGAAACTGACATCGCAGGTGGATTTCAGATTCCTCAAGATGGACGAGGAGCGGGCGCGGGAGCTTGAAGCGCAGATAGAGCGGGAATTCAGGCTGTTCACAGATTCGCCGGACTGCGACGCTGAACGTATCGATAATTTCGAGGAGTTGCAGCAGCTTGCTTTCTTCAACTGGCTGATGAGCGGCGATGTGCTGGCGCTTATGCCGCTTAAAAAGCGCGCCGGGAATCCATATGAGCTGACTATCCGGCTTATTGAGGCAGACCGGGTGTCTACGCCGTCCGACAAGCTTTCCGACCCGCTTATCGAATCCGGCGTTGAAAAGGACAAGTCCGGCGAAGTCATAGCCTACTGGGTGGCGAACAATCACCCGCTTGCCGTTGACAACGTGCGGGAGGTCACCAAGTGGACCAGGGTAAAGGCTTACGGCGACAAGACCGGCCGCCGCAACGCACTGTTCATCTGTTCGCGGGAGCGAATAGGGCAGGTGCGCGGCGTTCCGTTCGTCGCGCCGGTCATCGAAGCGCTGAAACAGCTCGGGCGGTACACGGACGCCGAACTTATGGCGGCGGTGATCTCCGGAATGTTCACGGTATTCATCGAGAAAGAGGGAGTTTCGGAGGAAGTTCCGGTCGGGGAGGTAGAGCCCGTTGACGAGGGCGACCGCACCGCCGCCGGGGCTATCAGGCTCGGAAACGGCGCTATCGTCGATCTTCAGGACGGCGAAAAGGCGCACGACATCAATCCGGGACGTCCGAACGCGAACTTTGACGGATTTGTCCGGGCGGTCAGCGCCCAGATCGGCGCGGCGCTTGAGATACCCTACGAGGTGCTGATGTCGATGTTCAACAGCAATTACTCCGCGTCCCGTGCGGCGCTGCTGGAGTTCTGGAAAGCTGTCAGAATGCACCGGAGCTGGCTTATCAACGATTTCTGTCAGCCGATATTTGAGGAATTCATGTGCGAGGCTGTGGCAAAGGGGCGTATAAAGGCGCCGGGGTTCTTTTCTGACCCGCTTATCCGCAAGGCTTACTGCTCCGCAAAATGGACTGGTCCTTCACAGGGTCAGATAGACCCGCTCAAGGAGGTCACCGCGGCGGTCGTACGCGTGCAGAACGGTTTCTCGACCAGGGACACCGAGGCGCTGGAACTGAACGGTTCCAGCTATTACGCAAACGTCGGTCAGCTCCGGACGGAAAACAAGCTACTTGGCGAGGCTGGCGGAGGGGAAAAGACGACGGTGATTGTGAACACCTCCGATGATGACGACAAGTCCGAAAATAAGGGGGACAACGATGGATGAAATCAACTCGAACAATGCGCCGCGGGGCGTTACCGCTGCCGCCGGCGCAGATAAAAGGTTCTGGAGTTTCCGGAACAGCACGGAAACAGGCGGCGACGCCGAACTTGTATTATACGGCAGTATCAGTTCAACGAGCTGGTGGGGCGACGAAGTTACTCCGAAACAGTTCAGCGATGATCTGAAAGCGCTTGGCGATATCCAGGCGCTTACTGTTCGTATCAACTCCGGCGGCGGTGATGTTTTCGCGGCTTTTGCTATATATAACCGCCTGCTCGACCTGCGCAAGAAGGGCGTGAAGGTCAGCGCGGTGGTGGACGGCTGGGCGGCTTCTGCTGCGACGGTCATCTGCATGGGCGCGGAAAAGATATCCATACCCGCTGCGGCGATGTTCATGATACACGACCCGGCGGTCGGCTCCTTCGGCTACTACAAGGCGGAGGAGCTTGAGAAGATGGCGGACGAGCTCAAGACCATCAAGCAGGCTATTGTGGCGGCTTACGCAGGAAAGACCGGGAAAAACACCGAGGATATTTCAGCGGCGATGGCGGCGGAAACATGGTTCAATGGTACTTCCGCAGTGGAAGCGGGGTACTGCGACGAGCTTATTTCTGCGGCGGAAAATACCGCCGTGGAGAACAGGGACGGACATTTCTTCGTTAACTCCGTCGAGATGCCTGGTATTCCGGAAAAGGTATTAGAGCGGTTTCCCGCTTTAAGCACAATAAGTAACACGATCAATGGAGCGGCGGGAGCTGCGCCGGCGAAAAAGACGACAACGGCAAAGGACACAACTGAACCAACGGAGGAACAGGGAATGGCAGATATCAAGGATATTGCAGGGCTTAAGGCTGCTTATCCCGATCTGTGCAGGCAGATCGAGAATGACGCGGCAAAGGGCGAAAGAGAGCGTATCAAGGCTATCGAGGACGCGACCGTGGAGGGGTTTGAGGACGTCGCTGAAAAGGCAAAGTACACCGACCTCATCACCGCGCCGGAAATGGCGGTTCGCGTGCTGAACGGCATGAAGAAGCAGGGCGCGGATTACCTCAGGAACAGGGAACAGGATGCACAGGACAGCGGCGCGGACGCTGTTCAGCAGCAGGCACCGGAATCCCCGGCGGACGATGACGACAAGAAGTTCAACAGCATGCTGGACGGCATATTCGGCAAGGAGGCTAAGTAATGGGCGGCAGATACACACCCGGAACCGATTCTATCGGCGCGGTCAATTTTTACGCGGGCAGCGAGTTCCCGCACATTAAGGGAAAGGCAGAAGCCGAGGCGGCTGTAAGAAAATATGAGCCGGTCACCATCGCGGACGGCAAGATCAGCCCCGTGGCGGCTTCTTCCGCTGACAGCGGCGTCACTTACACTACCGGAGTGACCGGGCTTTACGGCATTGCTCTGGAGGACATCGGTGCGGACGAGATGGGCGCGGTGCTGCTTACCGGCGAGGTGCTGGCTGACGCGCTTATCGTCGCGGAAAACGTCGATGTATCGGCGCTTGTCGTTCCGTTCAGAAACATCGGCATTTTCCTCAAGTAAGAGGAAAGGAGGACAAAAATGGATCTTTATACACCTACCAGGATCGAGGAAGTATTCAGACGCTCCCCGCGTGTGACTACATTCCTCAAGAGCACTTTTTTTAAGGGCAGCAAGACTTTCCTCACCAAGAGCGTAAACTTCGATATCGTCGAGGGTTCAAGGAGCGTCGCGCCGTTCGTGAACCCCAAGGCCGGCGGTCAGGTGATCCCGAACAAGGGATATTCCACCAAGACCTACACAGCGCCGCTTGTTTCGCCGGAAAAGGTGACTGAGGCGGAGGAGATGCTCGACCGTATCGCAGGCGAACAGATCACTTCCAGCATGACTCCGGCTGAAAGAGCTGTGAGAAAGCTTTCAGAAGATCTCGTCGAGATGGACGAGATGATCACCCGCCGCGAGGAAGTAATGTGCGCCGAGGCGCTGTTCACCGGCAAGATCACTGTAAAGGGCAAGAACATCGACGACGAGATCGACTTCGGCTTCAGCAACACTGAAACCCTTTCAAAGAAATGGTCCGCTGCGGGTTCAGACCCTATCGCAGATCTCCAGAAGTGGAAGAGAGCGATCTCAAAGGACGGCTATGTCAATGCGAACATCTGTATCATGAGCGTGGACGCGGCGAACGCGTTCATTGGCAACGCTAACGTGCAGAAGCTGCTTGACATCAGAAACTACGAAATTGCGACCATCAAGCCCCGGGAGCTTTCGAACGGCGTGAGCTTCATCGGTAATATCCCGATGATGGGTCTTTCCATTTACACATATGACGAATGGTATCTGGACGACTGGACCGACCCTGACAGCCCTGTTACAAAGCCTTACGTGCCGGACGGCACTGTTGGCCTGTTCAGCACTGCGGCGCGCTTCGACATGCTGTACGGCGCTATCAGCAACTTTAACGGAAAGACGCAGGCGCCTCAGACCTTTACCGGCAAGAGATACTCTGAATCCTTCCTTTCCAGCGACAACCGCGTGCGCACCGTGCGCATCTCTTCCAGACCGCTTGCGGTTCCGCACAACCTCAAGAGCTGGTACATAGCGAAGGTGCTGTAATGATGGATTTCCGGGAGGCTGTGGAAAAGGATATCAGAGAGATTTTCCACAATCTCAGGGAGTTTGCGGAAAATCACAGGGTGACATACAACGGCGTGGAATATGAAGTCCCTGCCGTTATCACCAAATATATCCCGGAGGAATTCGAAATAACCGGCGGAAGCATGGACGGCTCCGGGCGATACGGCGACGGGATATACTCGCTGAAAAAGACGGTGTATATCCCGTATGAGGCGCTGGGAGTGCTTCCGGAGGTCAGGAACCGGATATTTATCGACGACGATGAATACGACATACTTTCCTCGGAGCTTATCCAGGGGAAGGAGATCGTGCTTTCACTTGAGAGGTTTGCGGAATAGTCTGCAATTCCACGCGCTTGTTCGCGCGTGAATGCTGGGAGGTTCGACGAGTAATGGAAGTAACTGCTGAACAGCTCCAGCGAGTCAATGAAGAGCTGCGGGGGCTGCCGGGAAACAAGGTGTACGCGGCGCTTTCGAATGCTGCGAACCGCGCCATGATGAGCGCCCGCGGGGTCGCCTGGAAATCAGTACACAGCATGTACACAGTGGACCGGGCGGCTTTCTATCAGGACACAAGGATACACACTTTCCGCGCGAACAAGCAGTCGCTTTCGGCGGCTGTAACGTTCGGCGGGTATCTCATTCCGCTTATCAGCTTCAACGTCAGGGGCTACAGGGCGCATGAGAAAGGACATGTGCGGCGGCTCAAGGCGGAGGTGCTGACCGGTATCCCGAAAGACCTCAAACACGCGTATATAACCGACCTTGGAAAATACGGCGTTAATGTTTTCGAACGTTATTCCACCGAGCGCAACAGCTCGCAGGCCCTTTACGGTCCGTCGGCGGCGCACATGGTGGAGAACGGCGAGGTTATCAAGAATATGGACGCAGCGGCAAAGGCGACTTTTGACAAGCGCCTTGACCATGAGATAGACAGAATACTGAGGGGGTACGGCGGAAGATGACAGTGACCGACCTTATGACGGCGCTTAAGGCGCTTGTCGAGGAATGCGTAAAAGACATCGTTCTCCCGTGCAGACCGGAAAAGGCGGGTGCGGAAACGACATACCGCCCGGCAAATGTGTATTTGATGGATTTGCCGAAAAAGACGGACGACCTCAATCTTATCCCGTACATCATTCTTCAGGTGCTGACCGGGCAGGACGAGCAGAAGCCCGCGGACGATCCTCACAGCCAGGTCGGCGTGCGGTTCGCTGTCGGCGTTTACTGCGACGATATGGGCGAAGGCAAGCTGAATGTGCTGAACATCATCGAGCGCATTCGGCGCCGGCTTTTGAAGCGCGAAGCCATAGGCGGGCACTTCCTGCTTATGGACCGGATAGACTGGGCTATCGACCCGGCTACGAATGGTCAGTACTTTTTCGGGGAAATGCTTGCGAGCTTTGAGCTTCCGCCGGTTCAGCCGGATTTCCCTGACTTTGATAACTTGGCGTATAAAAATACAAGATGGTTTACTGACAGAACGGAGGAACTTTCATGCCTAAGGTCAGAAATTTCGGAGTAAGCTCCGATACAGAACAGAAAGACGGAATCTCCGGCGCGGCTGACACTGCGGGGGTGAGCACCTGGGCGGATACGACCGCTTCGGGAAACCCAGCTTGTGAGCATGAGGAAGTTTCGGCGGTCACGCAGTCCGGATCTTCCGTCCCGCCGGTTCTGGTTTACATCGGTCCGTCGATATTCCGCACGCAGCTTATTTCCGGCCGGGCGTTCATCACGCACGGGAAAAAGCTCGACGAGATAATCCCGGACGAGCTGCATAACTATCCCCTGGCGCGCATGATGTTCGTCACACCGGAGGAACTTTCGGCGGTGAGAGCAAAGATACATGACCCGGGTACAGCCCTGGGCAACGCTTACAAGAACCTTTCCGGCAGATGAGGAGGACAAGGATAAATGGCTTACTATCACGGCATTAAGACCAGCGAGCAGGCGACCGCGCTCGCTACTCCGGCGGCGGTATCCGTCGGCATTACTTTCGCGGTCGGCACCGCGCCCGTATATCAGGGCGAGGGGGCTGTAAACAAGCTCGTTTACGCCAACAACTATGCGGAGGCCGTGGCGGCGCTCGGCTACTCCGACAACTGGGAGGATTTCACGCTCTGCGAGGTCATGAAAACACATTTCGGACTTTACGGAGTGTCCCCGGTAATATTCGTGAACGTGCTCGATCCCGCCGAACACAAGGAATCTGTTGCGAGCGCCGAGGTAACTCTTGTAGACGGCCGCGCGGAGCTTCCGGAAACGGCGATCAAGAGCACTGTAGTCGTCAAGGCTGCTTCTGCGGGCAATGCGCTTGTTGAGGGCACCGATTATTCGTGCTTCTACAACGACGGCAAGCTCATCGTTGAGGCGATAAAGGGCGGCGCGCTTTCCGGCTCGTCTGCCTATATCGCTTACGACAAGGTAAAGCCGTCCGGCGTGGATTCCGACGACATCATCGGCGGTATCGATGTCAGCACCGGCGCAAAGAAGGGTCTGGAGCTTGTGAACTCCGTGTTCACGAAGTATGGCGTGGTTCCGGAATTCATCATCGCGCCCGGCTATTCCAGCGATAACGCTGTAGCGGCTGTCATGGCTGCGAAGGCTGACAGCATTTGCGGTTTGTTCAAGGGCAAGGCGGTCATTGACGCAGACTGCACCACTATCAAGAAGTACAGCGATGTTTACGGCTGGAAGTCTGACAAGAACATAAACGGTACTAATGAGGTGCTTTGCTGGCCTATGGTGGCGCTGGCGGGTAAGAAGTATCACCTTTCCAGCCACATCGCGGCGCTTGCGGCGTCCGTGGACAACGACAACGGCGGTATCCCGTCCGAATCCCCGTCAAACAAGACGCTCCAGGCTGACAGCACCGTGCTTTCCGACGGTTCCGAGGTCCTGCTTGAGCTGGCCGACGCGAATGTGCTGAACAGCAAGGGCATAGTCACCGCGCTGAACTTTAACGGCAGATTTGCGCTGTGGGGCAATGAGACTGCGTGCTATCCGAACTCCACCGATGTCAAGGATTATTTTCTTTGCATTAACAGAATGTTCGGCTATGTGGCGCAGACCGTTACCCTGACTTTCTGGGGCAAGCTTGACAGCAAGATGACACGCCGGCTTATCGACTGCATCATCGACACGGTGAACATCTGGCTGAACGGTCTCAAGACTGATGAACATATCCTGGGCGGGCGTATTGAGTTCAGCGAGGATGAGAACCCGCTTACCGACCTGATGGCGGGCCGCATGAAGTTCCACATCTACATCACGCCGCCTTCTCCGGCGAAGGAGATGGAGTTCGTCCTGGAATACGACGCGGACTATGTTTCTGCGGCGCTTGGCGGTTAATGGAGGTACATGAATGGCACAGTTTTCAGAAATAAACATCGCGTTCCGCGTGTATGAGAACGCGGTGGACTACTACGGCATTGCTGACGTTGACCTGCCGGATATCACCCAGATCACCGAGGAGATGCAGGGCGCGGGCTTCGCGGGAAAGTATGACGCGGTGATCATCGGTCATATCGAGGCTATGAAGACGACCATCAATTTCCGCAATCCTACAAAGATCGCGTACAATCTGTTTACCCCGGTGGAACACCAGCTCGATCTCCGTGCGAACGTGCAGGAGCGCGACACTGTTTCCGGCGTAAGACAGGTGGCGGTAAAGCACATCCTCAAGTGCACGCCCATCACCCTCAAGACCGGAAAGCTTGCGAACTTCTCGACAGGCGATACCAACGCGGAATATGCGGTGCATTATTTCGCTACTTTCATCGACGGCGCAAAGACCCTTGAGGTCGATCCCGCAAACTACATATTCTTCGTGGACGGCGTGGACTACCTTGCGGAGATGCGCAAGAATCTGGGACTTGCATAGTTCAGCGCCGGGAACGTCCGGCGCTGAACATCCGGTTTTCCTTTCCGCCCCCGGAGTGGGGACGGAATCCCGGCTTTGCCGGGAGCGGAAAATCTCGGGTGGTCGCTTATAGCTTAGGCGGCATTGACATCAAACGAAAAAACAACAGGAGGAATCAGCATGAGCAACGTAGAGCAGCAGGCAGATATGACAGAGGAGCAGGTGAGAGCGGAGGAATCCGCCCAGGGCGCGGACGTGTATGTCCACAAGTTCAAGAAGCCTTTCACCTGGGAGGGAGAAACCTATGAAGAACTTAAATTCAACTTTGGCGGGCTGACCGCCGCCGACATGGAAGATGTCGAGGACGAGATGGCCGCGGACAACCGCTATGCCATTATTCCGGAATACAGCACGGCTTATGTTATGCGCCTGGCTGCAAAGGCGGCTAAGGTACATATCAGCCTTCTGGAACATCTTCCGCTGTATGATGGCAACATCATCAGGAGAAAAGCCCGCGCTTTTTTTATGAGCGGGGAATAAGCAATGACCCGGCGGGCTGGTGGAGGCGCGAAAGTATTTATCTTTCGCGATATACGAATACTCCCGCCGGATTTTTTTACAACATGCCGCTTCGGCGGCTTGAAAAGTGGTTAAAGACCGTCCTTGATATCGCTAAGGAGGAAAAGAAGGAATGAGCAGCACACGTCGTGAATACGAGATGTTCTTCAAGATCACCGGAGCCATGGGCGGTTCTTTTTCTGCCGCTATGCGGAATTCCTCCAGCGAGATGAAGGCGCTTCAGACAGCTACCAGCCGGCTGAACTCCCAGATGAGGGACATCAGCGGGTATCAGAAGCAGCAGAAGGCTATTGAGCGGCAGAAAGAGATCATTCGCAATAGTGAAACGCGGCTGACGGAGTTAAGACGCCGCAATGCCGAGCTTGCACAGGAAATGACCAACACGGCGAACCCGACGAAAGAACAGCGGGGGCAGCTGGAACGCAATGCGGAACAGATACGGCGCTGTGAAAACGCGCTGGAGGAGCATAATCAGCGGCTTCGGGAAATGCAGGACCGATTGGGTGACGCGCGTGTTGCCTTACAGGACGCGGGTATCGACACTGATAACCTTTCCGGCGATATGGAGAGATTACAGAGCCGGCTTGAGGAAATATCCAGGACGCGGAACTTCCTTTCGAACGTATCGGAGGAGCTGGAAACCACCCGGGCGCAGTTCAGGGACGCCACAAAAGAATTTGCGGGTCTTGCCGGGGGGATCGGGGCGGCGGTCGGTACGGTGTACGCCACCGCTTCAAAGCCTGCGATGAATTTTGAGAGCGCATTCACCGGAGTTCGCAAGACTGTTGACGCAACGGAGGAAGAATTCGCGGAAATGCGGCAGGGCATTCTGAATATGTCGCAGACTGACGTCATTGCTTCGGCGGACGAAATTGCCGCCGTTGCAGAAGCCGCAGGTCAGCTTGGTATCCAGAAAGAGCATATCCTTGACTTCTCAAAGGTAATGATAGACCTTGGGGAGGCAACAAATCTTTCGGCAGACGAAGCGGCTTCTGAACTGGCAAAATTCGCGAACATCACGCAGATGGATCAGGGGGACTTTGACAAGCTCGGTTCGGTAGTCGTTGACCTGGGCAACAATTTCGCTACTACAGAGGCGGACATTGTTTCAATGGGCATGAGACTTGCTTCCACCGGTGAGCTTACCGGACTTTCGGAACCGCAGATAATGGCGGCGGCTACGGCGCTTTCTTCACTCGGTATCGAGGCGGAGGCCGGCGGCTCGGCTATGTCCAAGATCCTGAAATCCTTACAGCTTGCCGTTGAAACCGGGGACGGGCTTGAGGGCTTCGCAAAGGTCGCAAATCTTTCGCAGGACGCTTTCAAGGAACTGTACAAGCAGGATTCGCTCAAGGCGCTTTCCGCTTTCACAAAGGGGCTGAACGACACCGAACGCAACGGCAAGAGCGCTGTCGCTATCCTGGACGATATGGGCATTACCGAAGTCCGCATGTCCAACGCGGTGCTTTCGCTTGCTTCTTCTGACGATATCCTGACCGACGCGGCCGATCTTGCCACAAAGGCGTGGGAGGAAAACAACGCCCTGACTGCCGAGGCTGAAAAGCGCTATGCCACGACGGAATCCCAAATCGACCAGGCTAAGAATTCCGTGGAGAACCTTGGTATCACCATAGGCAACATGACCCTGCCGATGATAAAGGAACTGGCGGGGGAGCTTACTGAAGCGGCAAAGGGCGCGCAGAGATGGGTTTCCGAGAATCAGGAGGGCATTAAGAAAGTTGCCGGGATCGCTGGAGAAGTCGCGAAATATGCGCTTATCCTCAAGGGTACGCAGGTGACATATCTCGGAGTAAAGACCGGGGCGCTGGCGGCGGCTAAGGGCGGCGCAAAGGTAGCTGCGGCGATCCAGGCGGCGCAGGTCGCAGGCAAGGGTAAGGGGCTTAAGACCTTCCTTTCCACCATGACCGGCCTTTCCGGCGCGGGGGCTGTTACTGCGGTCATCGGTGGTGTTGCGGCTGCCGTGGCGGCGCTTACTGCGGTGTTCGTAGTGAACATCAAGCAGTTCCAGCAGTACCGCAAGGAGATCACCGACAAGAAGCTGTTTGACAATGGCGGCAAGTCGCTTGAGGAATACACGGAGCTGCTCAAGGAAAACACTTCGGAACACTACAAGTATGCCCAGGAGGTCAACAGCGCTTCGGAGGAGCTTGACGGCATAGACTATGAGCTGTCTAAGGCCAGGGGCTCGCTGGAGCTTTACAACCAGATACTTGACGAGAACGGCACTCTTACCGCCGGTCAGGCTGACGCGATGTATGAACCGTTCAACGAATTCGCAGGAAAGCTTGAAGAGGACTTCCAGGCGCGCTACGATATGGTTTTCGACGCGTTCAGGACATCGGCGGTCGAGGCGGCGCAGCAGCTCGGAATAAGTATCGGCGAGATCGAATCCGTACTTGACGGATTCAAGAACCGGTTCACGACATCTACCAGCGATTCGCAGAAAACCATTACCGCGCTGCTGGACAAGCAGCGGAACGGTGAAGAGCTGACTGCGGAGGACTGGGAAACATACCGCAAGGAGATACAGTTCCAGACCGACATGGCGAACGCCGCGCCGGACAGCGCAAAGTCCGAATACGAAGCGATGAAGGAAGAAGTGTCCGGCTGGGACTTCGGTTCGGATCAGCAGGGCGGCATCGACCATCTGAACGAGCTGTACCAGTATGCCAGCGGCTACATCGCCGAGATGGACAAGGCGCAGACGAATCTCAATACGGAATATGATGCGCTGCGGGAACAGGCGCGGATAATGCACGAATCCGGCAAGAGCACCGACGAGGAATACAGCGCGGATATCACGGCTCTGAGCCAGGCGCAGCAGATAACCTATGCGGCGTACAAGGAGCGTCGCGACGACTTCCTGGACGAATTCAACACCACATGGAGCTCATTCAGCGACCAGATAGACGAGGAAGTCGCCAAGGGCATGGAAGAGGCGGGCTTCAACTTCTTCGAAAGCTTCTGGAACAACTTCAAGGGCACCATGGTGACATACGGGGAGCAGTACGGCAACCTTTTCACGGGAAAGGGATTAACGTACAGCGATCAGCAGCTTATCGACGGTTCGGTATCTTCGGCGAGGGCTGACGAATACAGGCTCGCGGCTGCAAAGAGCACATACAACGGGCTTTATGACGCCGCCGGGCAGTATACCCCGGGCGACTTTGGGGACGGCGCGAAGAACCCGGGATATGGCTCTTCCCTGAACTCGCTTAGGACGGCGCGATTTATTCCGACCTCCGCGCTTGCCGAGATGAAGGCGGCGGGGATCCCCGGTCATGCTAACGGCTCTTCGTTCACGGAGAATGCGTTCATCGCTGGCGAGAATGGTCCGGAACTCATCGTCGGCGCGCCCGGGCGGCGTGTATTCACCGCTGACGAAACATCTATGCTGCTGGGTATCATGCCGCAGGCGCTTTCCCTTGCCGCTTATTCCCGCGCGCGGTCGACTCCTGTCAACATCACCGTCAACAGTTCGTTCAGCGGCAGCAGCGCGGATTATTCCGCGTATAACGACGATCTTGCGGAAAAGATATACCGCATTTTCGTGGAAAAGGCTGACGATGAGCGGCGGAACGCTTTTTATTGAATTCCGAATTCTTAATCCCGGGCTATGGACGGCAGAATAACCATTTTGTTATAGCCAACAAAATGGTCGCGAATCCTTGTAGAATGCGGGGGCAATGCATTTTGCCGACGCTGGCAAAATGGTCTGGTAATTACAATTGTCATTACTTTTCCCATATCCGGGCGAATGTCTGGATATGGGACGATATCGGCGGGGCTTGCGCATGAACGAGTACCGCCGGAAATGCGCTTTTGGGGCGCGGTGATCCTCCTGGCTGCGGTTCCCGGGTGTACTCGGGGACTGCATGCGGGGCGGTATATAAACACATAAGTTAAAGACTTAAACAGGCTGTTTAAAGGGGTGGTTCTATGGGCAGCTACATCACTATCCAGGGCGATACATGGGATATCATCGCACTGAAAACAATGGGGTCGGACAAGCTCATGGGTCAGCTTATCGAGGCTAATATCGAATATGCGGATACCGTTGTGTTCGGCGCGGGGAAAAAGCTTGTCGTTCCCGACTACACCGCGCCGGCTGACGAGCAGCTCCCGCCCTGGAAAAGAGGTCTGATATGAGCGCAGACTGGACGACTTCCAGTAAAGAACGTGCGCGGCGGGTTTCCGTCGCCGTTAAGATAAACGGTGCGGATATCTCGGAGGACATGGGAAAATACCTGCTTTCGCTTTCCTATTCGGACGAACAGGAGGGGAAAACGGACGACCTTTCCCTTACCATCGACGACCGGGAGGGCATATGGCTGCAAAGCTGGCTGAATCCGGCGGTTTCTTCGAAGAATTCCGGCGGCGGTTCGGGTTCCGGTAGTTCTTCTGAGTCTGGTGGTCTGGCCGTAGGCGATCCGGTAAAAGTGAAGATCGGCGCTAAAGATTATAATGGCGGAGGGCTGCAGGCCTGGGTATATTCGTATGACGGGTTTACCGTCCTGGAGATCGGCGCTATAAATCCGGATCGCATTGTTGTCGGGATCAACGGTGTTATCACGGCGGCGGTACATGTCGCCGACCTTGAAAAGAACGGCGCGGGAAAAGCAACCGGGGTCGGAAGTACCACTGTCAGCTCCGCGAATGGTTTGCAGGGGGCTTCGCTGGCAGTGTCGATAATCCAGAAAGACTGGGAGGACGACGGGGAACGGCGCGTGCTGGACTGCGGGGAATTCACCATTGACACCATTAAGGCTTCCGGCCCGCCGACCAAAATAACCATCAAAGCGACGTCGCTGCCGGCGGGTTCCTCCGTCCGGGCGGTGAAGAAGAACAAAAGCTGGGAGAATATCCGGCTTTCGGCTATCGCGGCGCAGATCGCGGCGGCCGGGAATCTTAAAAGCTATTTTTCCGGGGACTACGACCCGGTCTACAGCCGGAAAGAGCAAAGCAATGAAAGCGACATCTCTTTTCTTTCGCGGCTGTGTGTGGACGCGGGAATGTCTTTGAAAGTGACCGCCGGGGCGCTGGTGATATTCGACGAGGACGAATACGAAAAGAAGCCCGCTATACGGACTTTTTCGCCGAAAAAAGGGAATGTGCTATCTTACTCTTTTTCGGACGGATCATCGGACAAGTCTTACAGCTCCTGTCATGTGAGCTGGACGGACACGAACGGAACAACGATCGAATATACCTACACGCCGCGAATCGACAACCCGGGTACCGGGGAAGTACTTGAGATAAGCGAGCGTGTTGACAGCCGCGAGGAGGCTCGGAAGCTTGCTATGAAGCGGCTCAAGGCAAAAAACAAAGACCGTTTTTCAGCGTCGCTGAAAATCATCGGGGACGCCGGGCTTGCGGCGGGGGCTACAGTGAACGTCAGCGGCTGGGGCACGTTTGATGGAAAATACATGATAAAGACGGCGGCACATTCCATTGGCAGCGGTTACACTACAGATCTTACGCTGCGGAAATGCCTGGGAGGTTATGATGGCTGATATCAGGGTCGGAAAGGTGTCCAGCGTGAACGTATCGGCGCGGACGGCGCGGGTGATATTCGGCGATCGTGGGGATATGGTTTCCGGGGAACTGGCGGTACTCCGGAATTCCCCGCTTATCACGGCGGATATCACTACGGACAACAAAAAGTGGTCTGTTTCTGAAACATATTCCTCTGCGCCGCGCACGCTTGGCCGGGGGGAACACTATGACAAGGCTGAACCGGATAGTATTTCCGGCTCGCTTTCTCCGGACGGTCACAAGGTGGACGTTAATATTTACGGCTGGCTGCCTTATATCGGTCAGGTGGTCGTCTGCGTTATTCAGGACGGCGGCGAGGGGTGCGGCTATATCATCGGGGGTGTTTAAATGGCTGTTGGAAGTCTTGGAGATGTTGTTTTCGAAGTCAGCGATGACCGGAAGCTAACCTTTTCTGGCATGTCTTATTCAGTCGGGGCGCGGACTTCCGTACATAACCGGATAAACGGGCGGCCGCTTATTGAATTCCAGGGACCGGAAAACGAAGAGATATCGCTGACGATAAAGCTTTCAGCGTTCCTCGGGATAAATCCCCGGAAATCAATGTACAAGCTGGACGATATGTGCAGGGAGGGCGTTCCGGTGCGCTTGGTCATTGGGAAAACGCACTTTGGAAAGCACAGGTGGATTATTACCAAGGTGTCGAACAGCATTGAGCATGTTAGCAACCGTGGTCAGCTCCTTAGTATTACTACAAAATTAACTCTTAAAGAGTATGCGAAGAGGTGATATCGTGAAAACAGTCATACGCGGCGACGCGCCCGGCGCGCTTTCGGTCAAGCCGGAAAGCAAGTATGAAGAGATTCTCCAGAATATCCGGGTACTGCTTTCTACTGCAAAATACGATATCCCGCTTGCGCGGGAAATGGGGCTTGATGCCGAATACCTGCACAAGCCGCAGCCGGCGGCGGAAACGCTGCTGTATCAGACCATCGCGGACGCCATCGAGGAATACGAGCCGCGGGCGGAACTGGTAAGCATAGACTTTGAAGAGGACGCTGCGAGCGGCGTGATTATTCCGGTTGTGGAGGTGGAGATAAATGAGTGATGAGAGGGCTTTTCCAGATATCAGCTTTGTTGATTCGGACGCGTCGGCTATCCTTTCGGAGATGATAGCCGGGTATGAAGCTGAGACCGGGAGGACGTTATATCCTGCGGATCCGGTGCGGGTGCTTCTGAACTACGTTGCGGCGGTGATATCGCAGGAACGCGCCAAGATAAACGATTCGGCAAAGATGAACGTGCCGCGGTTCGCGCGGGGGGACTATCTGGATTCCCTTGCCGAAATATTCCGCGGGGTTGAGCGGCTTGAGGCTGTTCCGGCGGAATGTATGCTGAAATTCTCGATTTCGTCGGCGCAGGATACCGGGGTAATTATCCCCGCCGGAACCCGGGCGACTGCGGACGGCTCTATTACTTTTTCGACTGTTTCGGATATCGTTATTCCGGCCGGGGAAGTGAGCGGCGCGGTAAAGGCTGTGTGCGATATTCCGGGTACCGTTGGAAATGGATATCTTGCGGGGCAGATAAAGAGCTGCGTGGATATTTTCCCTTATTTCTCGGCGGTCGAGAATCTCGACACTACCGGCGGCGGGTCTGACCGGGAATCTGACTCCGGGCTTTACGAACGTATGCGGGAAAGCGTGGAGGGATATTCGACAGCCGGCCCGGCTGGGGCTTACATATATCATGCGAAATCTTCGAGCGCGCTCATCGAAGATGTTACGGCGACGTCGCCGTCTGCCGGGAACGTGGATATCCGCGTGCTGCTGAAAGGCGGTAAATTCCCTGATCAGGCTGTTCTTGACATCGTTTCGGCTGCGCTGAACGATGAGAAGATACGTCCGCTGACCGACCATGTGACTGTTTCCGCGCCTACGGAAAAGGCGTTCAGCGTGGCTCTGACTTACTATGTTGAGAGCGGCGGGGAACTTAGTCTTTCGGCTGCGGCGTCGGCGGTTGAGGGCGCGGTCGCGGCCTATATCGAATGGCAGACGGCGAAGATCGGGCGGGATATCGATCCGTCGAAGCTCATTCAGCTTGTGATGAACGCGGGCGTAAAGCGGGTAGTGGTGACATCGCCTGTGTATACCCCGGTCGGCGCGACCGAGGCGGCAAAGCTCGGAACAAAGACGGTCAGCGCGGGAGGCTACGAAGATGAATAGAGATGATATCCTGCCGCCCGTCTTGAAAAAGGACGACGGGTTCGCGGCGCTGGGAAAAATCATCGCGGAACAGCTTGCGAAAAATCGGGAGCTTACGGATAAGGCACTGATTTACCCGGCTATAGATAAGCTTGACGAGCCTGTTCTGGACGCGCTGGCCTATGATCTGAACGTCCCCTGGTACGATTACGAGGGCGGTCTTGAGAGCAAGCGGTCAACTATTCGGGAATGCTTGCAGATACATCAGTACAAGGGTACGAAGTACGCGGTCAGGGCGGCGCTTGAGGGCGTCTATGAGAATGTGCGGGTTCGGGAATGGTTTGAATACGGCGGGGAGCCGTATCACTTCAAGGTGACCATTTATGACAGCGGCGGAGACGCGGAAAAGCGCGGGCGGGTGCTTGCAAAAATCAAATACTACAAGAATCTTCGCAGCGTGCTTGACGAAACAGAATTCATCATCGGCATAAAGGCTGAAATGCCAGTGTATGCCGGCTTTGGGATATGCGGAAAAACAAAGCGGCTGAAATGCGTGATAAATGAACGCAGGATCATCGGCGTGGGCGCGGATATAGCACTTCATTCCGGTGTTAAGATATGCGGAAAAACAAAGCGAATATTTACGGAGGTAAGCAATGGCGACATGGAATAACAGCGTTATCACTAACGCGGGGCTTGAGCTGCTGGAGCAGTCGCTTTCCGGCGATGGGATAGTTATTTCCCGTGCGGCTCTTGGCGGCGGTACGGTCGATGTGTCGGCACTTGTGGATCAGACCGTGCTGACTGATCCGCTGGTCGGTACGACGGTGGTTATATCTTCACAAAAGCCTCTTTCGGGGTCTTCTGGAAGGGAGATAAAGCTCCAGATCAGGAACACGGGACTTTCAGCGGCGGCGACATTCAAGCAGGTAGGAATATTTGCGGCCTGCGGCGGCGTGGAGGTCCTTTTTGCGATATCGCAGGACGAATCAGGCGAGGAAATTCCGTCGGCGGCTGAATATCCTGACTTCATGGAGGAATTCACTGCCGCCGTGACTATCTCGCAGACTTATGGAGTCACAGTAGAAGTCAGCTCCCTGGCGTTTGTCACGAAAGCAGAACTTGAGGAGTCACTTTCAGGGAAATCAGACAGCGGGCACAAGCACACGACGTCCGATATATCAGACCTGCCTAAGCTCGGAACAGCAGCGCAGAAAAACGCGGGGGATTTCGTGGACGCCGCTGACAAGAATGCGCAGACCCTTATCCCCGCCGGTTCAGATATTCCGGCCTGGCTCTGGGCGAACGCAAAAAAATACACGCGGTACTATTCGAAATATGCAAGTTCCAACAGTTATGTGAACGCCCCGCCGCATATGCAGAGCGGCTCGGAACATATTGCATACTATTGGTTTGACGGCATGAACGTCACAGCTATCGGAGAATGCGGTATGATGTATGTCGGAATGCTTATTTCTGGTGTTTTTTCGGGCTGGTCGCCGGCAAGGAGCGGCAAGAACGAGCTTGACAATCCGGATTTTCGTATAAATCAGCGCGGGCAGGCTGAATACACCTCCGGCTACACGGTCGACAGATGGTATTCTCCCGGGAAGTGCAGCGCAGCGCCGATTTCCGGCGGTGTGAAGCTCACCTCTACGGTAACAGCGTCGTCAACAACCCACGCTTTTTGGCAGGATTTTGAGTTCCCGCTTCCACCGGGAAAATACACGCTATCTCTCAAGGCAGCGGACGTCACCGGAGTATGGGCCGCGCGTATCCGCACTGTGACCGCAGCCGGGGACTACGTTGACAGCTACTATACTCCCAGGCTTCAGGCTGGCATAAACAGTGTGACGGTAGATCTTTCTGACAGCGAGTACATATCAGCGGTATCCATCGGGTTCAACAAGGGCAACGAAGCCGGGAACTCCCTGAAGCTCGCATGGGCGAAGCTGGAGGGCGGTTCACTGGCGACGCCGTTCGTTCCGCCCGACTACGCTGCGGAGCTTGCGAAGTGCCAGAGATTCTACCAGGTCAGAACCACAAACGACATCGACCCGCTCGACCTGCGCCCCAGCATGAGAACCATAACGGACATCAAGGCAGTAGAAGGAGGATACGCATATGTCGCAGAATTATGATGAAATCATCGAACCGCGCGAAAATGACGAGCAGCGTGCTGCCCGGGAAAGCCGGCTCAGAGCAGCCGAGATATCCCGCAGATTCGCGGAGATTGACCGGGAGCGTATACGTCCGCTTGCGGCAATAGTCGCAGGCGTCGGCACTGACGAGGACAAGAGCAGGCTCAAGGCGCTTGAGGAAGAAGCGGCACAGCTCCGTGCGGTGCTCGCAGATATGGAGGATAAAGATGAAAATAATTGATAAGCTCATTCCTATTAATAAGTATAACCGCCCAGGAAGCAAGTCAACTCCGAAGCGCATATGTGTGCATTATACCGGACAGGCTGGAACTGATGCGGACAGGTTGGCGCTGTTTTATTCGAATGTCGCAACGGGAAGATTTCCTAATAAGCCGAACAACTGGACGAGCACGCAGTACATAGTCGGACTGAACGGCAAGGTAATCCGTGTTGTTCCCGATAACGAGACAGCCTATGCCGCAAGTGGCAAAAACGCCGGAACGCTGCATATCGAGGTCTGCTATTCAAAGGCAAGCGGAGAATTTGAAACAGCGTCTATGTCGGCTCTGCGCGAACTGGTACAGTACCTTATGAAGAAGTACAATATCTCGGCTGGAAATGTCCTGCGGCACTATGACCTGACAGGTAAATACTGCCCGTGGTACTATGTTGATGAGAACCGCTGGGCTGTTCTGCATGAATATATAACGTCCGCTGCTGTCGATCAGAAGAATCTGTACCGTGTTCAGGTCGGAGCGTTCAGCAGCAGGGAGAATGCCGAGCAGTATATGAATAAGGTAAAAGCCGCAGGGTTCGGCGCTTTTATTGTGGAGGTGGATAATAATGCTTAACAAGCTGGCTAAGCTTATAAACGTTAAATCTATCGTTACGCTGGTACTTACCGGCGTATTTTCTTACCTTGCTATCACTGGTAAAATCGCGGTAGACAACTTCACGGACATGTTCCAGATCATCATGATCTTCTACTTCGGAACGCAGTCTGGAAAGGCTGAGGCTTCCGCTTCGAAGTCAGAGTGATTTGACCGCCGTTTTGTGCACATCTAACAAAAATATAAAACGGCTCTGAATAAGTGCTGCTTTCTGCATTCTTTTCAAGCCGTTTTGCTGATTTTCTTTTCTAAAATGGCATTATAAAGCCGTTTAAATATGTTTTAAATCCGCCAGGAAGTTTTTTCTCTGGCGGATTTTTTGTATTTTGCTTGTCAGTTTTTTGCGTTTTGCGTGGCAGACTACAGGTACGCCGCCGATATACTCAAAGATACGGCGCATACCGATCAGCAGGCATTCCTGATTCTGTGATGGGAACACCTATGCATAGGCTTTATCCGAATACGGGAACGACATGACAAGCTCATACGCCTTGTGTTCGTTTCCATCAGCATCACAGCGCAGAAATTCTCCAAAGTCAACCTGAGCATGAGCCATGGGGTATGCAAGCGGCAAACAGCCTGCGAGTCCCTGGCGCAATACGAAACGCTTTTTGCGGACGTATCGTTTCACGCTGCTGTATCCGCCCGTGTAACCGGCTTCCGCACGAAGCCGGTCATATCCTCTTGGCGGTATGCCGCTGTTTTCTTGGGGCTGTGGCATCACCTTCGAGCCATTCGTTGATGAGGGGGATATACTCACCGAGCACCGGATAGTTATCCGGTTCCATGTTCGGGAGCTTATCGTCATTCCAATCTTCCATGTCAGCGTATTTGCAGACTGTACGGTAGTTGACCTTTGTCCTTCGCTGGATCTCGCTCTTGCTTACGCCGTCTTCGTACAACTGCTTGATGTACATCTTTTCTGCCATACTTATCACCTTTCCGCTACCTCCTTTAGCCAAGGGGCTTTGCCTCTCAGCTAAAATTGCAGCATTTTATTCAGGTGCTGACAACGGCTCGGCGGTGGCTGTTCACCTATGCACTTTTGGAGCCCTTTTTCTGCATTTCTATTTTACCATAAACACTTTACCAATGCCACCATAAACAGTATCGCCTTCAAAATCACCTAAACGGGATTTGGTTTCAACTATTTCTGGTCTTTCATGGATTGTGTGAACCGGATGAATTGTAGTGCATTTCTTTCGGCTACCAACGCGTTTTTTACCACGCCTTCTCAAATGTGCCTTTCGAGAATAACCTGTCAGACGGCTCTCAGCAAGCGCCCGATAAATCGTGGACGCACAAACGTTTAACCCTTTCTGTTTGCACCGATTTGCTATTACTTCCGGAGACCAGTACTTCCTTAGGCATTCACATATAAATGCGTAAAGTTGTTTCATTGCTCATTTTCACTCCTTTTCAAGCAACCGCAAATGCGGTTGTAGTCGCTGTTTTGGCTATATTTTTCGCCGTTCCGGATAAGTTTGAAATCTTCCGCAGAATAGGTATAACGCATTACCTATGTTGTCAGCAAAATAGCCTGCGTTAGGGGGAATATCCCCCTAAGACTCTATAAAAAATCGATATATTAGGCAGAATGCCCGTTATGATTCTCAAAGGAAATCTGCGGTATGGTCGGCGAGTGGAACACTCGCAAATTCCGGCAGAATCGCCTTGTAGTCGAGCCTTCAACCAGAGCGCAAACCGCTTGATTTAGCCTTTTCGACATACATAATAACATCATCGACCGGGCATTTCAGAATTTCGCAGAGCTTGTCTATTGTCGCTGTGCTGACTGGCTGATTATGCCGCAACCGGTTTATCGTACTGCTGCTGACGTGATGTTTGGTGATCAGCGTGTAGGTCGATATTTCGTGCCAATCAAGGTAATCCCAAAACGGTTCGTATGTTATCATTGCAGAACCTCCTTTCGCAAAGCTGAAAGAAAAAATCCTTCAAGCTTGAAATTTTCGCTTGACATATAATCACTATTGTGGTATCATAGCTATAAAGATGACTATTGTGAGCTGTGATGTGATTATATCATTTCGCGGTAGGTCTGTCAAGATGTTTGTGGATATTCGTCTTTAATTCCACAAATATAGTCTTTTTAATAACATTACGAGGAGGAACACTAGGGTACCGGAAACAAAAAACACCTGCGAACAGGTGTTTGGAAAAAGATTGAAAGAGCTTCGCAAGGAGCATGGCTGCACCATCGAGCAGTTTGCAGATATGGTGGGTATATCCAAAAGTACGTTGGGTTATTATGAGAATGACAAGCGAATGCCTGACATCGAAATTCTTGCGAGGATCGCGAATGTACTGAATGTAAGCGCCGACTACCTTATCGGCAGAACGAACACGACCGCCCGGAAAGGAAAGCTGAAAACCGTGTGCGGCTTCACGGGATTGTCCGACCAGGCTGCGGAGTATTTGTCAGAGCTTGTGGAGAACAGGGACTACGAAAAGTTGTCAGTAATCAATCATTTGTTCAAGGAGCTTTGCGAGGACTATGCGTTTTACAGCGGAGAAGATGAAGCGTCCAGTTTACTCGGCTCACTGTTCCGATGTTTTGAAAAGTTCACCGGTTCGGAAAATGATTGGGAGAATTATGTTGACCTCGGCGATGAAAAACGCAAAGAGGTGCTTGCTGCGGCTTATAAGCAGTTTATGCTTAATCAGGTGGTCAAGGCAGTGGAACTCAGCTTGGAGGGGTATAAACAGGATAATCTGCCGTGGAGGTGATTCTTAACAGCTAGTAGCAGTTTTTTGTCGTAAGGGTCTTGCTTTTTTGTTGGAATCGCGTTATAATAAATGTAAATAATTATACATAATTGGCGGTGATTTTTATGAAAATAGCAATATGTGATGATGACAACAGCTTTTTACAGAATGTCAAATTTCTTATAAACAAGATATACTCAAACCCTGACAAGCTGAGTATTTATGAATATGAAAGCGGAGAACAATTCCTTTTGCAATTCAAACCGCAGCTCTATGATGTTATCATACTGGATATTGAAATGTGCGGGATTACCGGACTAGAGGTTGCTGAAGAAATACGCAAAATTGACAAATCCGTGATATTAGCATTTTTTACAAGCCATCAGGAGTTTGCGACATTAGGATATGAAGTAAACGCTTTCAGATATATACTCAAAAATCAACCTGAACACATGTTTATAAACCAGCTTAAATCAATATTTGACGAGTATCATCAGTCGCATATTACATTCCCAGTTCAGGCGTCAAATGAAATAGTCAATATATTGGTAAGTGATATTCTGTATTTCGAGATATTCAAGCGTACTGTTGTTCTGCATACCATTAAAAAGGAATATCAATTCAATGGGAAACTATCGGAAATAGAAAAAGACGAACGGCTTGTTAATTTCATCAAGCCGCACAAAAGCTATTACGTCAACTTGGACTGGGTAGACACGCTAAAACCAACTGGCATTTTTATGAAAAACGGTGACGTGATACCTCTTAGCCGAAATCAGCGCCATATTGTAACCGACCGTTTTGTTTCATTCTTGACGGCGAGGTGCTGACATGGAAAATATATTGGTTTATGATGTCATTGAAATAGTAAACTCTGTTGCTGAAATGCTGATAATTGCATTTTTCTTTCATCGTATCTTTGCGGCAAAATATAGTTCTGGCGTTGCGTATTTCACAGGCTATTCCGCTGCACTGGCTGTTTTGCTGGCTTCAACTCTGAATGTTGATTCGCCGTACATAAGGATCGGAATAACATTTATTATATTACTGTCGATCGTTTCGATTTTGTATATCGGTTCATATACGCTAAAATTCTTTTCGGCTGTGTATTTCCTGTTGATCTTCTTTATTTCTGAAACGCTGTTTGCAGGCATTCTTTCGGTAATGGGATATGGCGACCCGACCGAACTGCTCAACTCAAATATGGGAAGAATTCTAGGAATGGTCGGAACAAAAATATTTGATTTCTGGCTCGTTGTATATTCCTGCCGCATTTATAAAAACAAAGTCAAAAGTCTCCCGCTCAAATATTGGGTGCTTATTATTTTAATGCCTTTTTTGAGCGCCGTGATCCTCAATCAGATTTTTCCTGCTCACAGCAGCGACAACAATGTAATGGCTGGCTATATAATCTCGGTTTGCGGTGTATTATATCTTAATTTTTCATTATTCAATTATTTTGAAAGCTATGATAAACAGATACGGCTTGCGGCTCTCGAACAGGTTATGGAACGTGAAAATGAAAACTATCGTGCAATCGCAGACTCTTATGCTGAGATCCGGAATATAAAGCATGACCTGAAAAACCAGGTGAACGTCCTGAACGACCTGATAAAAGACAACAAATATGACGAAGCGCGGAAATACATTAATCAGCTTCACAAGGAGGTGGAAAGGTCTGCTTCGGTTTGTTACACGGGCAATTCCGCTGTGGATTCAATCATAAATCTGAAAGGCGATTATGCCAGAAGCCATAATATTGAATTTATAACAAAAATCAAGGTCAACAGCGTCAATTTCGACACAATTGGAATATGCCGTATTCTTGGTAACGCCCTTGATAATGCCGTTGAAGCCTGCGTGCGTACAGAAGTGGTTGAAAAATATGTCTGCATTGCCATGTATCAGCTTGACAATAAGCTGATAATCGAAATTGAAAACACATCGCTTCCGGTTGATGTAAACAATCTTATCACTTCAAAGAAAAATAAGTCTGCACACGGAATTGGAATGCAAAGTATAAAACAGACCGTTGCAAGCATGAACGGTTTTTTTACCTGCAATTACGATAATGGATATTTCTCAATAAAAATCGTGCTTAATAAATAATTCTTCCTGCTCACGAATTTCTGATAAATACATCTTGGAACATTAAATCGACATCTTGTGCAAAATCTGTTGTAAAACAAACTGCTATACGCTATCCTTTTAGTTGAGGTGATATTATGATCGCTCAGCTTTCAAAAAGGATAGCGTCTTTTTTTGTTCACAGCAGGGTCATTGAAAGCGAAAATGAGCAAGTGTACGAATACGGTCTGGAGCTGTTGATTTCAACTTTGCTTAATGGTGTAATAGCACTTGTTCTTGCCTTATTCAGCAGGACTTTGTGGCAGTGCATATGTTTTCTGGTTGTTTTTATTTTTCTTAGGAAATCCGCAGGGGGCTTTCATGCCAAAACACATCTGGGCTGCTGCTCCATTTTAGCAGCAGTGCTCGGTATTTTTATTGTATTGATCAAATTTGTACATATTGAAGAGTATCCCATAGTATCTTTGGCGGTGGTTGTTTTCTCAATTATAATGATATTGCGTTTTGCTCCTTTAGAACACGAAAATAAACCTATAACCGAAAAGGGAAAAATAAGGCTCAGGAAGAACAGCATAGTTCTGGCTTTGATATCCTCCGTTAGTGTAATGGTTCTGTTCATATTTGACTTTAGATTGATAATGGCGTGCGTTTCATTTGGAATGCTGACAGCAAGCGGTTCCATGCTTGCCGCAGTTATTGAAAAGAAAGTCAAAGAAATGCATCTTGGAACACAAAAATAACATCTTGTGTAAATTATATTGAAATATTTGTAGATTCCTGCAACAATATAGGTGAAGTATATGCGAAGAAAAAACGATACGGATAAGATGTTAATTATGGTGGCGATTGCCGGTGTCGTATTGCTTACTTTGACAGCTATTTCAAATAGTGCATGCGCCGTTTATTTCTGTCAGCCGAGCGAGCCGGCTGTCTTATACAATTTTATTAAAGGGAGGAGGAAATACAATGAAAAAGATTAGCAACATCATTTTTAAGCTCAGTTCATCTGTAGCTGCTCTGGCACTGGCTATTGGCCTATCAACAGTTAATTCTGCGTGTGTTTTCTGGTTTAATCAGCCTAAGATGCCTGAATCTATGAACAAGTTCAGTAAGGATATCTGAACAAGACGGTAATTATGAAAAGTGTAGTTGTGGGTTTCGCGTCAACGAAACCCACGGCTAATATCAGTGGAGGTAAACATGAAAAATATTTTTGCAGCAAGAATCAAGCGCCTTGTTTCCGGCGTTGCTGCCGCTGCCATAACGGTATCAGCGATTCCAGTTATGCCCGCAATGGCTGCAGCAACAGAAAAATACCCTTACACGTTATTTGCGGCTTCAAATGAAGAAGGTTCAATTACGGTCAACTCCGGTAATTTTTGCGTAAATGGCAATGTTGCGACTAACGGAACAATTTCATCAAGTGGAAACATGAACATCAACGGCATTAAAACGGAAAATGCCGGTCTTGACATGATATACATTTTCGACAAGATTGATTCCAAGTACTTTTACGGCGGAAATGTTGAGGAGCATTCAGAAGATTACGTCCTTGATGAAATGAACATCAACATTAACGAGCCGATTGAAGTGTACGGTGACGCAGCACTTACAGGAAACATCAATATAAATACAGCGCTGAAAGCATTTGAAGATATAACACTTAACGGCGAGGTTAAGAATACAAACGACTCCGTAATTTTTTCAAAGTACGGAGATATCGTCATTGACAGCACAAACGTTAATCTGAACGGTTTAGTATACGCTCCGTTCGGCAGCGTTGAAGTCAAGGCAATGAACCTTAATCTTAATAATGTTGTCATTATTGCCGACAGCATAACATTTGACTGCCCAAGCGTCAATGCTAATTACAGTTCTAATGCCGCAGATTTTGTCGGAACCGTTTCTGAACCGCTTAATATTCCCAAAGATGAATGGCAGTACATGAAGGACGAAAACGAGAACGGTCTGCCGGATTTCTTTGAGGATTTTAATAACTGGGAGAAACTTGCTGACACTGATGGTGACGGTCTGCCCGATTCCATAGAGGAATATCTTGGCAGTGACCCATCCAATACCGATACAGACGGCGACGGGCTGAATGATTATTATGAGGTGTTTGGTACATATACTGACTCTACAAGGTCTGACAGCGATGGGAACGGCGTGAATGATGGAGATGAGGACTTTGACGATGATGGTCTGACTAATCTTGAAGAATTCCTAAATAATACTTATCCTTATTCAAACGATTCAGATAACGATGGACTTTTGGATGGTGATGAAGTCAAAAATTACGGAACAAATCCACTTGTTGCTGATACTGACGGCGATGGTGTTATTGACAGCAAGGAGAAGTTTCAGCAGTCATTCACGCACAAGGTCAAGAATGAAGACTGTGCCGTTACAGAAGTTGTTGTAGACATGGAGTGCACAGGAAATATTAATCGCACTACAACTATTGAAAGCATTATGGGCGTTGATTATCTGTGTTCCGAGGTGGTAGGACTTGTCGGCGAGCCGTTTGAGATTGAAACAACATCTGAGTTTGATACCGCAACTCTGACATTCTTTATCGACAAGAGCAAATTAGGTGAAACAGAGTTTGACAATCTTCTTTTCCTGTGGTATAATGAGGAAGACGATGAATTTGTTGAACTGGAGACTGTTCTTGATGAGGAGAACTCTACTGCCAGCATTGTGACAACACATTTTAGCAAATATATGATCGTTGATAGCTTAGCATGGTTTAACGCATGGAGAAATGCTCCGGATTATAGAAACGGCGAAGAATATTCGGCTGTTGACACGATAATTACAATTGACCTTTCGCAAAGCATGACTTTTTCGCGTATTTCTCAGGTTGTAAAAGCGGCTCAGAATTATATCAGACCGTATTGCTATTGTCACATTTAATAATAGTGCAGTTACTCGTCAGGGATTGACAGGTGATAAGGAACTTTTATTATCAGCACTGAAAGGTTTGAAAGGTACGGGTGGGACTTACTATAACCAGGCAGTAAAACAAACTATTGATGCTTTTGATATGAACAGCTCCAACACCAAGATAGCAATTTTTATGTCTGACGGAGAGACTTCAGATACAATAACAACACATACCTTGAATTTAATATCAAGTAGTGGTGTTATTTTTCATACGGTAGGTTATGGGTCTAAGTTTAATTCCCTTCGTACATTGAGCGATGCAGGAACTGGAACAGTGTATACCGCAACAAATGTAGACGAATTGATCGAGGCCTATGAAGATATATACCTGTTCTCCGGTATATCTACCGTTGATAATGATGGCGATGGATTATATGACGTTTTTGAAAAGAATGGTATGACCCTTCCTAATGGTAAAGTTATTTTTACTGATCCATTTAAAAACGATACTGACGGTGACGGGTTAGTTGACGGGCTTGAAGTGCTGTTAAAGAAATTTGATTATTCCAGACACTCTTATGTTTTCGAATTGAAAACTGATCCATTTGCATCTGATTATTCCAATAGTGGTATCTGCGACTATGACAGAGTGAATGGTACCAATATTTACGGAAGATCATACTATGTTTCATCATTGAATGGTGATATTATTGATATTCCTGTTGGAACAGTAGCTTATGGTTACCCGAACATAAGCTGCGGAGAAGCATTCACTGCTAAAGCAGTTGACCAGTACTTCCAATATCGTGCAAGTGCATTGATTTATGCTAATGGTGAGTATTGGATCAAGGTTAATTCTGGCGATTCCTATGGCGTTTGGGGGTATATAATTTGCAAAGAAAAAGATTTTGATTTTCTTAATCATCTTTTTTATTCATCTGTTACTGCAATAGAAAAAAATGAATACCCTAATGAAAAATATGCTTCTACAACTGGTGAAGCGTGTGCTTGTCATAGGTTCTGTGACTGGACAACAGGTATAGACGGAGGTTGCACATGTTTTTCCTATGACAATTCAATACAATGTGAAGCATTTGCAAAGTATGTTTTTGAGCGTGTTACCGGTAAAAAACGAGGACCTTGGACTGATTCCATAGATTTAAGCAATGTTGATAAAGCAAGAGAATTTATGAGAGATGTTCCAAGCTGCTCATATTTTAGAAGTTCTTCAATGGGTCATTCATTTATAGTTGTCTCGCATAGTGAAGAAAATGTTACCATTTATCATTGTAATTTTAGGGGGTATCTTAATGTATCAACTCCAAGTAGCTGTATTGTTCAACTAAATACTATCTCCTACGAGGATTTTTCAAGATGGTTTGGAATTATTTGTTGTTATACACCTAGTATTGGAGGGTAGAATGAACTTAAAGCGAAAATATTATTTCCTGTTGGTGCTGTTTATTAACTTGATTACCGGGTGCAACACTTTTAATAGCAGCTATCTCGATTCATCGTTTGAAAGCGATGAAAGCTTAGAACGTACAAATTCAAACTATACTAAGGATTATATGTATACCAGTGAAAATTCAGGATATGAGAATGGTACGTCTGAAAGCTCCAATATCATTGACAGTTATTTTTCAGAAACTCATGAGATCATTCGCCCTGCTTCGCTGGATATTACAAACGACGCGGCTGACGCACAGGAGTCAGTTGGTATATATACGGACAGCAACAAATTCTATTGCATGAATTGGAATTTAGCGATAGATGACTACCTTGTTAACCAATATACGCCCAAATTGCAAATGGACAGTGGATTATACAAGGTTGAAGATGCTGCGGTAATAGGTATACCTGAAAATTACTATATCGATGGTGATACATCTAATTTTGCTGTTAGTGTCTCTAACGCTGAGTCGTTGATAAACAGTTGGAAAATAGCATTTACTGGTGAGGAAGTCGGTGATTTGTCAGTTAAAAATGCAGAAATGTATTTCGAAATAATTGACAATTCCTATTCTCTATACTCTGAACGAATTGACTTTGATGGCTGTATTCGGCTTTATGGAAAATTGTATTGTGAGTTATCTTTGTGCAGTAATAATCCCAATTTAAGCTACGGCGATTTGGTATTTTATCCATATCAGCATGATATTATTGAAAAAGGTTTCTGTATTATTCCTTTTTCAACAAGTATAAGGAATAATGATGGGAACCTATTTGCTATGGATACTGTCCCACTATATCTTGGGAATGTTTGCGACTATCAGGATATACAAATCGGCTTGTTTTCTGAAAGCAACTATTTGGATAAATCACTTACACTTAAAAATATTAACTTGTTTTTTGCACAGGCGCAGTCAGGAGAGTCAAGATCAACCGCTTTAATTGTTGAAAATTCAGTTTAGAATAGGGTATCATCACGTTGAATGCCAAAAAGTACGCTGCAGAAAATTCTAGCTTTTAATGCGGTTGGGTGGCTCGTCTGCACACATAGAAATATTTTCTTTTGTGTAAAACTAGCCCTTTTTGTTGTAAACTGCATAAAAATACTTTGCAATTCATTTTTCGGTTCATCAGAACAAATCGATTTTTGTTTTAATGGTTTCAACCAAGCAGGCTTTATCTAGTAATAAAAAGCCTGCTTGGTTTTCCATACTATAGCAACAACAGACATATGGGAAATTATGAAGAACTTGATTTTTGCTGCTTAATAGTATGCGAGGGGTTCCACCCTTGGACTTTCATCGTTTCCTCGTTTAGCATTGGTGTGATTTTCGGTATTATTCGTGTTTACACAGTTCTTTTTTCAGACCCATTCAACAATATAAAAGGCACAGTCGATTCAAGCTGTGCCTATATTTTATCAGTTGATATTAAGGAAATTATGGATTGTCACATTAAAACATTTAGCAATAGCCAATATTTCGATATCGGTTACAAACCGCTGACCTGATTCTATGCGCTGGACCGCATTTTTGTCAATGTCCAGACCAACGACCTGCAATCTGTCTGAAAGCTCTCGCTGTGAGATTTTAAGCGCTTTGCGGAGTTCTTTCATCTTGATGCCGGTTATGTTATTGCGTCCGTCCGCTGTTCTTGCTTTGAACATTTTTTGTACCTCCTGTTAAGTGTCAATCTTGATATAGGCAACTTTGTCATGATTTGGTTACTGCTAGCTGCGCTTGGTAACACCTATCATTATACCCCATTTATCGGGTATATGCAATACACTTTTTTCCCATTATAATATAAGATAGGTGATATTATGATAAATTACGACCCTTTCTGGGCATACCTTGCCGATCACGGCATAAGTACATATAAGCTGATAAACAGCTACGGTGTCAGCAAAGGTCTTATTGATCGAATGAAACATAACAAGGCAATAACAACTTTCACGATCAACGAGCTGTGCAACACATTAAATTGCAGTCTGAACGACATAATGACGTTCGTTCCAGATAACAAAGAGAATAACGAGTAAGGCTTTCAAGAAATTGGAAGTCTTATTTTTCTTTTGGGCCGAGTGTCTTTTTGATTATAGGATTTATTCGTCCTCAGATTTGCTTTCAATCATTCTGCGAATGTACCCTTTGACCTCAAACACCTGCGTTGCGCTCAGGCTGTCGATAAGTTCCTTTGTCTGGGTGCGGACGAGCGCATCGTCCAGCACAGCAAAGTCGCTTACGCAGAACAGATAATCCACGGAAATTCCGTAAATTTTTGACAGTTTCACAAGAATATCTATCGGGATCTCTCTGGTTCTGTTTTCATACGTTGCCAGCGTGGACTGATCTATAAAAAGCTGTTCAGCCATCTGTTTCTGGGTCATTTTCAGTTTCTTCCTCAAAGAGCGAATCCTATTACTATAAGACACCGCCATGTATTCGCCTCCTTTCCGGATTATAGTATATAACATTCACGATGGTTTTTCAGCCTACAAGGTGTCATATTCGTATGACGTTTTGTCATACAAAATTGCGGAATTATATGCTATAATAGGTACAGGGAAAAATAAGCGGCAGAAACAAAAACGCTCCCTTTCGGAGAGTTGGACTAATTTCATTATCCGGAAACAAACTGCCACTTGATTCCCGGACAGTTCTTTGACAACAGAATACCAGAGCAGATACAAAACCTATCAAACTCAAAGACGTGCGAAGAAATTTCTGCTTCCGATCTGACGGGTATCTCATTATCAGTGACCACCTTTACATATGCGCGAGAATAACAGATATTCTGCCACCTGCCGGCAGTCAAGCCAGAGCCTTGAACGCACAAGGACCTCTATAAGAAACGAGCGTGGAGCAAGATAGCATAATGATACTTCCGGCGACGGCTTGTCCCACAGGAATGGGCAGGGGTGAAAGTCCCATGTCAGGATGCGTAACTACCTGAGTCTGCTCTGAAAGCGTATCAGAAATTGAAAGCCATGGCTCTAAAATACTGAACCACGGCTTTTTATAGAATAATGAAAGGGGCTTTCTACCTTGTCATCTGATATTTTTAAAGATTACCCTGATATTGTTGAGATTTCACAGCTGATGGAAATGCTGAACATTTCAAAATATTCAGCATATAAATTGGTTACTGAAAATAAAATCAAGCACTTGGTCATTGGAAGGAAATACCGAATTCCTAAGATCTATGTGATAGAATACATCAATAGTCAAATAGAAAAAAATCAGATTTACGACTTTAGTGTATTGAAATTTCAAGGCGAAAGTGGTATAATAAAGATGTTAGATGAAAGGGTGGACGGTCTTAAAGGAGGACAGCACAGTGACCGGATCACTTTATGAAAAGCATAACTATTGGGTAATGGTTCTGTATGGACTAAGCGCAGCTTTGTACCCAGAAAAGAACATTACCGACTTAAGCCAAAAGAAAAAACGCTGGATATCCACGTCTTTGCCGTCAACGGCGAAAAACAAAAGAACCGCTGAAAAAATGCTCTACGATAACCTCAAAAAGTATGAGCTGGAAGAAAATAGAATGTTAGCTGACCCAGATTCGTACAGCTCGCAGCCTAACTACGCAAGTGGAGGTCAGGTACTTTTTACAGACTACCTTACTGATTGGCTGGAACGAAAGAAGAACAAAATCCAACTCATCACATGGGAAGGATATGAGGTGTATGCCCGGAGGCACATTATCCCGTATTTCAATGAGCTTAATCTCACGCTTGCCGAATTAAAGCCGCGTCATTTTGCGGACTACTACGAATACAAGTTTTCGGGAGGACGTCTTGACAGGAAAAAAGGCGGTCTGGGAAATCGTTCATTGAGAAGCCATGCTCAGCTAATCAAGGCTGTTCTTAACGAGGCGGTAATTTATGAGTACATATTACGCAATCCTGCTGAAAAAGTACCGATACCCAGAACGCCGAAAACTGAAAGCGATTCTACCAAGAATGTGTACATGACAGCAGAAGAAGCTAACGATATGCTTCATAAGCTGAGAGGTGAATGGATTCAGCCGATTGTATTCATAGCGCTGCTCTATGGCTTGCGGAAAAGCGAGGTCCTGGGAATAAAATGGAGTGCGGTTGACTTTGAGAAAAACACTATCGAAATCAACCATACCGTTGTCAAGCACAAGTCAATAGTATACCAGGACAGCACCAAAACAGAAAACAGCCGCAACACCTTTGAACTGCTCCCCGAGGCGAGAGAACTTTTGCTGGACATTCACGCCAGACAGGAGAGGAACAGAGAGATATGCGGCAACAGTTATTATGAAAGCGACTATGTGTTTACATGGGACGATGGACATCTGTTCCGTCCGGACGCAATTACCGTTTCGTTCCAAAGAGCATTAAAGCGTCACGGGCTGCCTGAGATGCGCTTTCATGATCTGAGGCACAGTACGGCAAGCATCTGCTTTGACAAAGGCTGGGACATTGAGAAAATCAAGGTCTGGCTGCGTCATGCGGATATAGAAACCACAAGCAACATTTACACGCATATATCCAAAAATCGCCAGCATATTCTTGCTGACGCGATGACTGGTACATTCTCACTCTGAAAAACGGTTTGCAAAAAAAAGAAAAGGTGTGTTCTAGCACAACACACCTTAACGATAAATTGTAGACCGTTGTAGACAAAAATCTCAACTGTCTGATATTTCGGTTCCGCTAATTCCCTTAACAGAGCCATTTAAAATGGTCGAGATGATACGTATCAGAATAAGCTCTCTACCTCTGGTAAATCAAATCACATAAGGAGAGCTTCGATTTCCTTATCACGCTCTGCGGCGGTGATAATACCCATCTGGCATTTCTGCTCAACCCTTTTGATAGCTTCAAAGTTATCAACACGCTTCTTTAACTGAGCAACCTTAGTGTCATACTCAGCCTGACCGATAAGCTCCATTGCAAGTGCCTTGTCAAGCTTCTCAATTTCAGCCTGAACCTGTGCTTCAACAGCAGACTTCTCCTGGAGGAGAGTCCTATCTTTTCTGCGCTTCTCGATTTCAATCATCTTTGCCTGAAGCTCATCTCTGCGTTCAAACTTGGGGTCAAGCATTTTCAGAACGTCAGATACGTCAATGCCCGGCATTTCGCTGGTTTTCTTTACATAATCGACATATTTCTTGCCTATCTGCGTATAGCCGCTCATTATGTCGTTTTCGATGGAGTCAAGTTCTCTCTTGATTTCTGCAATTTCGGAAGCGTCCTTTGCATCTGTCGCTCCAGTATTGACAACATTCATTGCTCCTTTTCCTAAAGAACCTGCTGTATTCTTGAGATTATTGAAAAAAGCCATGGTGATTCTCCTTCATAGAAATTATTCAGAAAAGTAATTACCTCTTCTGTAAGTCCTATTATATCACTAACACGACTATTTGTCAAGATATATAGACTATATCAAATTAAATAATCTTTCGAAAGTATAGCCGCCCATGATATACTATATAATAGAAAGAATGGGGTGAAACGTTATGCAGGGAGATACATTAGGCACAAGGATAAAGCAGTTACGCAAGGGCAAACAGCTTACACAGGCTCAGCTTGCAAAGGAATTGTACCTGAGTGAAAGCTATGTCGCATATATCGAAACAGACCAGCGCAATCCCAGTATGGACGTTGTAGCCAGAATAGCGGACTATTTTCATGTATCAGCCGATTATCTTATCAACGGTGATTCGCAGGAACCATATGAGCGGTACATGAAAAAATGGTCTGATATAATCAAGGGACATTCACAGAAAGATATTGATACTGCGCTGAATATAGTACAGGCATTTTTCAGCGGTATAGACAGCAACTCTGACAGCTAGTATAAAAAATCTCCTAACGCCGCAAAGACGTTAGGAGATTTCTCATTCAGAGATAAAATAGTAAGTATGCCGATTAGACTTAACCTCAAAGCTGGTAATGCGCTTGAACTGGCATTCCCTGACAGCCTGCTTGAACTTACGACCAAGAGCACGCCTTTCAGCATTAGACTTATTATTCCAGATACCCACAGGGAAAAACTCTTTGAGTTCATGAAGCTGATTTTTGGAGAGATTCCGCATAAAGCTGTATATTAAACGTTTGTCACTATTTGACATGGAATCATACCTTTCTTAAATGAAATTACGCCATAGATATCTACGGCGTATCTGTATTTAATAAATTGTTAGTTACTGTACCGTAAAACAGTATCAAAAAAGATTACAAGCATATATTATCTCCTAAATAACATAAGGAGGTAAACCCGCATGATTACTGAAACAACAGCCATGCAGACCACAGCCATATACAGCGATGACAAAACACATCGCTACCTGCTCCGAAAGGAATGGAACAGCGAAAAGAAGTCAGCGGAAATCATAATGCTCTATCCGAGTTCCGCAGATACCGTCACGGTAGACCACACAACCATGTTCGTACTGCGTAATCTGGAACGTCTGAACTATGGAAGTGTGAATATCGTAAATCTGTTTTCCAGCATGAGCGGCAAGCACAGTACGTCAGATATTGACGAGGATAATCTGGGCTATATACAGCAGTACGCTGAAAGTTCGGACATCATCATCTTTGCAACAGGCACAGGCGGTGACGGTAATAAAGCAGTCCTGACTATGCAGAAGAAAGTCCTGGATATGCTCGAACCCTATGCCAGCAAGCTGTACTGTATCGCAGACCAGAAAGGCAGAAAATTCTATCACCCTCTGTGTCCTGCGGTCAGATACTGGACATTAGCTACATTCGATTACAAGGAACTGAAAGCATACCAGGAAGAAAAGGCAAAGCCAAAAGAAATAGCGCCTGTAAAGCCTGATGAAGATACATCGGTTCCCGAAACCATTGTAGATATTCCAGTAGAAGAATCAACCCCTGAGAAACCCAAACGCAGAAAGAAGAATACGAAAACAACGTCCTGATGAAATATTCAGGGCGTTTTTCTATTGAAAGGACAATTATGCTATACCAATTCAGAACCAAAGCAGAAGCATTGACATTAGCAGACCGAGTTCCTAACTATGTGCTGAATCAGATCTGTGATGTAGCCGGAATTCTCGATAGCTGCTATAACTCCCATGGCATTGACGGCGGCTACATTCTGTTAGCTGAAAACATTCAGGACGTGGAGGACATCAGTAGAATACACGTTGACTATTCAACCGAGCCAGTCGAGAACGTGAAGAAGCTGAACGATTACCTGAGCATTCTCTATCTCCCGGCTACTGAATACTCAATCACGGTCATACTCCCTGAATCTATAGCACCGGAAGAAATGAAAGGAGATGAAGTCCTATGTTCGACAGCAAGAACCGCTACATAACCAGCGGCATAGAAAGCTCCGTTCCTCTGTACCTAATCATGATACTCTGGGAGCTGATAGACCGTGAAAAGCAGAATACCAAACTGGATTATCTGCAAATATTCAGATTAAGCAAAGAGAACGGCAAGCAGAGAATCGTCCATGAGCAGGAACAGCCCAAACCATTCAAAAAGACATATGTGTATCGTATGCCGGAAACATTCACAGGTAAGATATACGTCATTGATGATGGCGACCACGAAACAATGCTTCTGGCTGAGGAATACTAAGGAACATAGCCTAAATCTATGTTCCCAAAGGAGGTGAGAATATGGTAGGATGGTACATAGCCGGAGTAGTCGCAGGACTGGCAGTAGCAGTAACAGTTGACTGCATAGTGAATAATACGGAGGTGAAAGCATGATACTCGCATTAGCGGCGGCAACAGCAACCATAGCGACCACAGTTGAAGCATTAGCGGCAGGTGTCACCACCGCAGTTGCTATCTATGGAATTGCTAAGACAGGCAAAAAGCCGAAGTGAATCCAGCAAAAGAAAGGACAGGTTTATGCCTGTTCTTTTTTTGTAAAAGGTATATATTATTCACACGGGACACGGTAAGGTCGGGCATTTCCCTTGGATATCCGCCTGAAATGCGTCCCCGTGAATTTTTTTCATGACGGGATAGTATTGAAAAATCAGCCAGAATGATGTATTATATAGATATCAAACTGTATGGAGGTTCAGATTATGAACATAGCAGGTCTGATTGAGGCTTTTTACAAGCGTAGTGCCCAAAGAATATGCGGTCAGCTATATGAAACTACATCCAACGAATGCGAAGGAGCTGTCGTATCAGCATGGAGAAAGTATCTGCTTAATATTGTGCTGAAAGAAGATGTAAGTATTGCTGCAATATCTCATGATTTCTATGATACTCTCGACAAAGCGGAAAGCTATCTTGTGACTGATACCGAAAAGCCGAATATAAGTTTTTATGATTATTATAAAGACAGCAATACGCCAGACTGGAATACCATAGTTCATACCATCATATCCAGCAATGAACAAAGCTTCATGAAGTGCAAGGACAATGATAAGAATAGGGATAGTGTCGTCGAGAAGATACAAAAAAGACTGGAGCAGAAAATCTCGATAGAATATATAGCGACCCTGTTGTACTACAAGCTGAATCATCGTTACTATGACAAGACAATAATTCTGACATTCAGAGAGATAATCAGAGAATGCACCGAGAAAGAAACATCAAACACCTTTACTAAGGAATTCTCAAATGCTATACGGAAGATATGTCAAGAAGTTGCTGATAAATCAGCAGATGAGGTATATGACAGCTTATTTGAGAAAGAAAATCTAAACAACAAATACAAACCAAATCATGATGAATTTCGCAGATCTCTTAACCATTATTCACTGTGTTGCCTGACAAACAAAAAGCATAAAAACTATCCTATTCAGGCATGGTATATGCGTTTACCATATTACAATAAAGTGAAGGAGAAAATCCAGAACGATTCTGGTACAGCATTTTTCTGTTCAGTTGAGGAAGCGTACAATGATTTCAGTCTGAATAAAGAAGATGTATTGATGAATCACCCTAAAAAGGTGGATAAGCTTAGACTGAGTGAAAATGAGTATCGCCAGTTGCTAACAAAATATCTGCCGTTATTAGCTGGCATAAACCCAGACCAGATAACCAGTTATGTACAAAAGATATTTCGGAAAAAGTGCCTGCTAAAATCAATGATTGATGACATCAACCGCACCGTTTCTATTACTTTTCGGCTGTGCGAACAGATTTACAAGCCCAGGAAGAAGCGCACTAATACTAATCAAAAAACAAGACGTGGAACCAAATATGAATTTTCATCACGTTTCGAGATGATACATTCGCTAGGTGACCTTTTGGATATGGACATGGTAATCAATAATTTTTTTATGATTTTTTTTGGAATCTTGGACAAAGATTCATATGTTCAGTTTATCAGCGATTACAAGGGAAAAATGAATATACAAGCGGTAGATGAACTCAAAGCAATACATTCAGCTGCCGAAGAAACTAATAAAAATAGGTACCTATTTTCGGATTGACAACTGCGAAAAAAAGACGTATAATACAGGCATAGCAACAAGCTGCAAACCGCTTGAAGCTATGCCGCTTTTTTTAGCAAGAAGATGTTTACTAGCTAAACATCGTAACTGCTTTAAAATGACAACAGCTCTTTGACAATTGAATATTCACTAATTACTAGAAGCTTGCATTCCGTTCCTAATCACCTTAAAGCATTTTGGATATTATGGAGGATAAAGTTATGGGATATCAAATTCAAGGCGACCAATTCGGCGCAGTTCGCAATGAAGAATTCATTGCGCTGGGAAAAGATATACGTATTATATCTTGTTCCCGTGATATAGACACCAACGAATTTTACATCAAAGTAGAATTTCTCGTTGGAAACAATGTTGTTTCAAAAGAAGTTAAAATGGATAGTAATCTAATTAATCAACTGGAGGATTCCGGTTATCTAGCAAACAGACGGAATGAAGCTTCACTTAAGGATTACATAGACCAGCAGCTGAAAGAACTTACTAAGGAAAAAAGGATTCATAAGTTCATCGGCTGGGTCATCAGAAATGACGAACTTGTATTCCAGGGACTTGAGGTTATTGGAAGTCAAAAGATTTCAAGGTACAATGGCAGTTTAGACATATCCTGTTCATGTAAATTGAAAGAGTATGTCAAAGCCTGCAATGAACTCATTCAGGATAATGTCAAGCTAGAGTTCGGTATCGCTATGGGGCTGTCAGGGTGCATGGCATCATATCTGAACATGATATGTGACGAAATCATTGACTGCCCTATATATGATATATACGGAGGCTCTTCCACAGGAAAATCAACCATTCTTGATTTGGCTGTAAGTACCTGTGGTAATCCGTATGCGAAGTCAGGGAAAGAATCATTAAGAGCGACCTGTTCAACTACGAAGAATGCTCTTATTGCAAGGTTAACGGACAACTACGGTTTCTTTACTGGGTTTGACGAGCTCGGCAGACTCAATTCAAACGACATATCAGACATACTATATCAAATTGCAGATGGTACTGGTAAAGGAAGATGTATAGCTTCAGGCTCGCTAAAGGAAACAAGCAAGTGGATGACTGCGGTAGGGTTCACCGGAGAATATTCTGTCTTTGATATCGCTGATAAAAAAGACGGGCTGCTGAACCGGGTATTCAGCTTTGACAATGTGACGTGGACAAAAAATGGCGAAGAATCCAAGTCCATTAAGGAATTTGCGGCAAAGTACTATGGGGTTCCAGTTCACAAGTTAGCTAAATACTTACAAGCTGCCGATAAACAAAGTATAATTGAAGACTATAAGTCAACGGTCAGCCGACTTGAACCTCTCGTTCCCGTTCCACAAGAATTTAAAGAGAGAACGGCAACCAGAGTGGCAATAGTTATTCTGACAGCAAAATACGCCAGTACTGCTATTAAAATCAACCTGAGATGTGATTGCATTGAAAGGTTCCTTCTTTACTCTGGATTGAGTCATTTTAAACCTGAGAGTGAAAAAGCTTATGCTTATTTTCTTTCAAGGTTTTCGCAAGAGACTGCTAGATTCTCTAATAGACAACCTGAAACCAAGCTCTACAGATCCAGAAATAAGGAACAAGATGGCTCATTTCCGTTCATCAATGGGCGCATAGGCTACATTAATTGGGATAGAAATATAAACGAAAATGGAGCTTTCGAATACAGCGTTCATTCAATAGTAATCCGGGCAGTTGACTTCAATAACTGGATGAAAGACGGCGGTTTCAAGAACTTGAATTATGTGCTTAAAACATGGCGTGAGAAATCAATATTAATCAGCGAACCAGACCGCTTTGTGGTAAAACGAGTACTGGTTAATGGCGGCGCTCATGAGAAAGCCTATCAAATCAGGCACACTGAACTTGATGATATACCCAATGTCTTTACTGCACTTTTGATTAACATTTTTAAAGTATATTTGGAATCAGGTAAATTGGGAAAGACTGAATATGAATATTGTGATAAATTAATTGATAGCTTATCAAAAGGAAGCATAGGAGCCGATTTTTATGAGTCCTTGCGAGAACAATATTTAAATAGTAAATTAGATTGTAAAAAAGCAATAGTGAAATTTTACCATATAGATGGACCGAAAATTATAAAAGACTCTGAAGGAAAGGAACACAGAACATGCTATATAAAAAATCTGACAAAAGTTGATGAGATTTTACGATTTAAGGAAGAAAGACTTTCACGGCTAATAGAAAAAAGATTTTTTCCCTTTACAGATTGACAGAATAAATCTATTGATGTATGAATTTGATTATAACGAAAACTGACCTGAAAGAGAGAAATTACCTCTCAGCTAAAATTATTAAGCCTGAAAATAAAACTGAAAATCCAGCCGATGACCGAACATCATTGGAATATGCGGCTGAGATACTACTTAATTTAATCGAAAAAGAAACCGATACGGAATAACACAAGCAGCCAAGTCCTGACAGACTTGGCTGCATTGATATGCAAAGGAGAACAAAATGACAAATATCACAAAGGGTACTGTAATTATTGACAGTCAAGAAACACTCAGACAAGCAGGAATCGAGCCTGAAGCATTCAACTACCTCATGAAGAAGCTGAAGCTCAAAGTAGAGTATGTCGAAACACCTGACTGCCCCAGAGATGTCGATGATATACTCAAAAGCTATGACAAGCTGATAAAGAAGCTATAAAAAATCAAGAGGGATAAGCCGCTCAGCTTATCCCTCATCTGTATATGGAAAGGAAAAAAGATGTCAGAAAGCACTCTGAAAAAAGCTGTATTCTATGGCAGATACAGTTCTCATTTACAGCATGAAACCTCAATAGAAGCACAGCGGGATATCGTCACAAGGTATGCGCTCAATAACGGCTATGAAATCATCTCTGAATATATCGACCGTGCAAAATCTGGAACCACAACTGCAAGACGTGACAGATTCAACCAGATGATACTGGACAGCAGGAACGGAGAATTCCAGTATGTCATTACAAGCAAAATCGACAGATTCGCAAGGAACGTAAAGGATTTCTACATCAGTGAAAACAAGCTGGACGAGAACGGTGTAAAGTACATATCTGCTACGGAGCATTACGATGATAGTACTATGTCAGGTATCATAATTAAGGCTCTCGGAGTAGCGGCGGCAGATGGATACAGTAAGAACCTCGCTAACGAACTCGTCAAGGGAAAGATGGTGAACGCCAAGAGAGCCAAGCACAACGGCGGCATTGCTCCCCTGGGCTATGATGTAGAACTGTCCACCGGAACGCTGAAAATAAACGAGGAAGAAGCAAAAGCTGTCCGGCTGATATTCGATATGTACGTCAGTGGTAACAGCTACGGTGATATATGCTATAAGCTGAACGAACTGGGATATACAACGAAGAAACAGAGAAAATTCGGCAAGAACTCCCTGTATGACATTCTTCATAATGAGAAGTACATGGGCGTATATGTATTCAACAAGCGTGCCGGAAAGAAAAACAGCCATGCCAGAAAGCCTGATAACGAGATAGTCCGCATAGAGAACGGTGTCCCTGCTATTATCTCTAAGGAAGTATTCGACAAGGCGGCAAAGCTCATGGAGTACAACAAGCGTAACTCCGGAGCAAATACAGCCAAGCATAATTATATGCTGAGCGGATTAGTCAGATGCGGTCACTGCGGCTGTATGATGAGCGGCTGTGCAAAGAAGAACGGAAAAGGCATAGTGACCCATGTGTACCGCTGTGGACATAAGCCGGGAGAGAAATGCGAAAACCATGAGATAAACAGCGATAAACTGGACGAATTCGTCATTACAATGGTGAAGAAATACCTGCTCTGTAAGGATAATATTCCGGTACTGCTGAATATTCTCCGGGAACTCAGCGCAAAGCGTATTACAGGTATCAGCGATGATATCAGTGAGTACTCTCGCAGGCTAAAGGACATCAAAACCAAGCAGGAAAACCTGCTGAATGCCCTGGAAACAGGCGGTCAGATGGAGTCAGTAATCGACAGGCTGAAAAAACTGGAGCAGGATAAAAGTACAGTAGAAAGCAAAATCAGCGAACTGGAACAGAAGAAATCCGTATCAGTCACGGAAGAACAACTGAACAAGGCGCTGAATATTCTCCCGGCATTCATCATGTCAGGGAGAACCCCGGAATGTCGGCTATTCATAAGGAACATAGTCGAACAGGTAATTGTGAGCAAGGACAATGCGGCTGTCACTCTGAGAGTGACAGCCGTTTTCTGTATGCGTAATCGCAAAGACCGTAAACATATATTATCCTCTGGGATAGACCCAAAAAAATATCAGGAGGATAAAAACCATGAGCGAAAACAAGAATGCCGTACTGTATGCAAGATTCAGCTCAGATATGCAGCATGAAACCTCAATCGAAGCACAGGAAGAAGCTATCCGCATGTATGCCAGAGAGAACGGATATGCCATCATTGCGGAGTACATCGACCGTGCCAAATCAGCTACTACAACGGCAAAGCGTGACAGATTCAATCAGATGATAGAGGACAGCAAGGACGGCGGATTCAGTGTCGTAATAGTCCATAAGTACGACAGATTCGCAAGGAACAGGCTGGATAGTACGGTAGCTAAAGCAATACTGGATAAGAACGGCGTGAGGGTAATCTCTGTGCTAGAACCTACTGACGATACCCCAGAGGGCGAACTGATGGAGGGTATGTTTGAATTACTGGCGCAGTATTATAGCAGTAATCTCGGCAGAGAGGTCATGAAAGGATTCAAGGTAAGAGCGAAGAAATGTCTGCACAACGGCGGTATTGCTCCTCTGGGGTATGATGTAGACCCGGATTCAAAGAAACTCATCATAAATGAAAATGAAGCAATAATCGTCCGTAAGATATTCGATATGTACACGTCAGGCTACGGATATAATACTATAATAGCACATCTGAATGAATGCGGCTATGTGACCAAATATGGCAACGAATTCGCAAAGAACTCGCTGTACAGTATACTACGCAACAAGAAATATGCCGGATATTACGTCTACAATCAATGGGACGGAAAGCATAACCGACACAGAGCCAAGCCGGAAGATGAAGTAATATGTATCCCTGACGGAGTACCTGCAATAATCAGCGAAGAAATCTACGACAAAGCCGCTGAGATAATGGCAAAGCATAAGCTGTCACCGGGAGCAAATACAGCGAAAACTACATATCTGCTAAGCGGAATGATACGGTGCGGTCACTGCGGTGCTATCATGACTGGAAACAGGCGCATGAACGGAAAGGGATATACATACTGCTCCTATCGCTGTCAGCATAAGCAGTCCACGGAATGTGCCAACAAGGAAATCCGGCATGACCGCATTGAAGAATATGTATTACAGGTGCTGGAACAGAACATATTCAACGAGGATTACATACCCGATATCATAGCCGAAATCAAGGAACAGGCAGTACAGCACAATACAAGCGTGATAAAGGAATTGGCAGACCTGACTATAAAACTGGAACGCATAAAGACACGCCGTAAGAACATTCTGAATGCGATAGCTGACGGAATTGCAGAGGACGACTGTAAGGAAATATTATCTCAGTTCAAAGCCGATGAATATTCATGTATCAAACGTCAGAAAGCGCTCAGCACCACAGAAACTGATATAGATATATCCACCGCAGAACTGACTGAACGCATAAGCGAGCTATCTATATACATCTATGAAAGAAATATAGCTGAATGCAAGAAATTCATAGGTCAGTATGTGAAAAGCGTGGTAGTCTACGACACAAAGGTAGAGGTAGCGGTCACGATACCATCTGAATTATTATGCGGCTGTGAATACTCATTGACCCGAAGCATGGGAAGAAAATTCCTGCCTATGCCGCAATAACCTCTACTATTCTGACACCCATACTCTCATATATACTCCAGGGAAAACACGAACAAGCATTCATTTAACATCTATAAGAGATAGAGCAGGATACAAACGAAAATCCCTCTCGGAAAGCATTCCAAGAGGGATTCTGTATCTCTACCAACACATAGGTAGAGAGCGTGATGGTCGAGATGACAGGATTCGAACCTGCGACCTCTGCGTCCCGAAAGTAGTACAAAAATCCCATTACATACGATTATAAAGCATCTTTTAAATCTTTTGTGACACCCATCTGACACCCATGCATTTTTAATTCAAAAATAGCTTATAACAGTCGAAAAATTAAGTTTGGGAAGAATCTGCAAAAAAATAAAGACGAAAGGAAAAATGTCCGGTAACCCCAAAAGAAATCCCGGGCATTAACCCGGGATAAAGATATTAAAAGCGCCGATGATGGAGTCAGAGCAGAGTGTACCCCTTGCTGCGAAGCAGCGCCTTCTCCGAATCGACCTCGGAGGAGCGGACGAGCTTCTCGGCGCGAACGGCGACAAGGGGCTGATTCATCTTGAGCTTCTTTATCTTGGCAGCATATCCGACATAAGCCCAGTCGCAGTCGCACGGGCCGGTCACGCCGGCGACGCTCCCCTGTTTCGAGTAATCCCATTCAGGGTGACCGGCGACCGTGAACTGCCACATAACCTGACCGAGCTGCGCCTGATATCCCTCGGAGGTGTACTGAGCAAGCCAGAGGTCGAATTCCTTAAGCAGCCCGCTGTCAAGATGATCCCTTATTGTGTACTTTCCCGTATAGAGTAAAGGATAGTAGTTCGCGGCCTGGATAGTCGAAAGATATGCGCGGACGATATCGGTGTATTCCTCCCTGGAAAGTCCCGCCGCAAGCACGCCCTTATCCTCGAAGTCCATAGCGATGGGATAGTCTATCTCAAGTCCACGAAGCTGTTCCAGCACCCAGTTTGCTTCAACACGTGCCTCCGAAGCGGACTTGGCATAGCTCCAGTGATAAATTCCTACCTTTATCCCAGCCGCCTTGCAGCCCTTGTAATGCTGCTCAAACAGTGTGTCCTTCTTTCTGCCATGCCCCAGCCTGATCATGACGAATTTAAGCGGCTTCCTCATGATCTTAGCCTTTGCAAGAGCCTTGTAGTCCACCTTTTCCTGTGAATAGGAAAGGTCTATACCTGCATATTTAGCCATCGTCGTCCTCCCTGTGACCGCCATCAGCCATCCCCTCGCCGATGACATATCCTACGACCGCCGCGCCGCTGAGTATGCATCCGGAAACGGTTTCCGCTGTCTCCGAGCTTCCTCCGAATGCTACGATAAGTCCAGCGATGAATCCCGCTGTAGCAACCCACAGCTTTCTTGATGTCAGCTTTCTTCTCCAGTCAATTTTCATGTTTTTTCCTCCTCAGTTACTTGGTAATTCCATAAGTTCGTTGTAAAGGTCGGTCGCGACATCATTGCCGCCAAGAGCATGATAAGCATTGTACGCCCTGGCGAGCGCTTCCCGGGCATATATCGGGCACCTGCCGCGCTCGGTATACTTCTCATGAGAACGGATTATCTCCGCTCTCAGCAGGCACTGCACGCCTGCTGAGAGCTGCTCTGTACGCTCATCACGCTTTTGTTTACGGGCTGAAATCGTCGTGAAAATCACATTCGCGACGGTCACGCCAGCGCCGATGAGCGCTACAATAATGTTGCTATCCATCATGTCCCCTCCAGTTCGTTTATTCGTGCGCGCCAAGCCGCACGTTCCGCGAGCTTGTCCGCGTATTCCTCGCGGGTCGCCGCACCCTCCGCGATTTTCGCGGAGATATAATCGGTGTCAGCAAGATTGCGCTTGAGCCGGGATATCTCTGCCTGTGCCGCTATCCTCGCACGCTCTGGGGCTTTCTCCTCGTCAGAGCGTAGCACCGGAACGCCTCCGACAAGCTTGTAATTATACAGCCCGTCTGCGTCTGTAAGTCCACAACCCAGGTAATTCCCCTGCGCATGGTGAAAGCGGTCGCTCTCCCCGCGGTCTATTTCCGTCCAACCCTCGCCGCTAATGAACGCACTGGAGTTGATAGCTGTTATTACTCCGTTCGAATCTGCCTTGACATATACTATGTATTCGTCCATGTCGTTTCCTCCTTACAATCTAATCACAGCTCCTTGGACACAACCAGATAAGCGTCGCTGTTCATAAGGTGCAGCCTGTAAACAGTTCCGGGGGTCTGACCGCTAACCGTGAAAGCTACTTGTACCGTACTGTCCGTCTGCTCCAATGCCGTAGCGCTGCTAAAATCTACAACAGTATCTGTGCCATTGATAAGCGACAACCCACTGTAGCTTACCGTTGCCGCAACGCCGCTACGCATTGCTGCAATCGGTAATACTGCGTATACAATGGAGCCAGTAAGAGCATATCCGACGCCTATTGAGCATTTATCGGTGTTTGACGTTGCATTTTGGTGCTTGTAGATAGTAAAGTACCTCTGACACTTGAGCAGCTCCGTCGCCGGGTCGGGCGGTACGAACGGAGTAGCGGCGCTGCCAAGCTCTAGCTTGACCCATGCGAGCTTCAGGGAGTTCCCGGCTTCGGTGCCCTTGTTGAACCCGATGGATACCGCTGATATGTACTCGCTGTCAGAAAGATCTACCGTCACACTGTTTATGCCA